GCAACCTTAAGCGCCCACTTGAGGTTGCCGCTATTTTTTTCGCTTACAACGATCTTATTCCGTCAAATGCCTGGGCGGCCTCACATTTGTATAGGTGGTCAGTTTTGCGGTTTCGCTGTGAAGAATACGTTCCGCAAACTCCTGAACCTTATTGCACAGCCACATATGCGCCGTTGTGCCTTCTGAATAATCCGCCTCGGCGTACATATTAATACGTCCGTCTTTTCTCATTTGCTCAACCTGCTGCAGAGCCGCCATATTACCCTTTGGGTAAATGGCGAAAGTTGCGCCGTCGTTTTTATTGACGACGGAAAACGCCGGAACGTCGCTCGGGCCGTCCGCTATATAAATCATATTTATAAAATGAACCCGCCTGTGTTCATGCGGTACCTTTACGTTGACGGACATATTATCTATAACACCGACGCCCTTATTGATTTCAAACAGAGCGCGCGTCTTCGTAGTATTATCTATCGTATACCCAACCTCGCTGATAACCTTCTTCCCGTCGGCGCCAGGCTCTTCTATAAATTCACATCCCCACACCTGCTGCACATATTTCATTACCGAAGAGCCGCGTATAATCTGGCTGATTCCAGTACTGACGACATAATGCTCCACCATTATGCCGAACTGCTTATACGTTTCGTTCTCGTCAACGACTTGCTTCGTTGCTTCGAAAATTTCCGGCACACCTTTATAGAACTTGAGTTTTTTGCCAAAATCATAAAGCTTCTGATTGCCTAGTCCGGGAAATTTCCCCTCGCGGACATAATGAATCATGTGATTCAGATAAATAGTATCCGGGTTAACCTTCACATTTTGCTCTTCCAGATATTTTTGCGGCAAAGCATTGACCTCGCGCCAAAACTCTTGGGAGTCAACACCGTATTCCTCAAAAATCGGATCCTGCATATACCCGTCCACGAGAGTTTTATCAAAATCCCAGACAAGAGCGATAATATTCGCCATATCATAGCCTCCTGCAGTACAAGCCTAAACTATTATATCCCAAGCAAGATAGTTTCCTCTCAAATACACTCCACCGCCGCCCGCAGCCCCTGCGGCGCAAGATGCGCGTACCTCAGCGTCGTCTTTATATTCTTATGCCCCAGCAGCTCGCGCACCGTGTTCAGCGGGATGCCAGCGATTACGAGCTGCGAGGCAAAGGTATGGCGCAGGTCGTGCCAGCGGAGATGCCCGAGGCCTGAATCCGCGAGCAGCCTGTACCACGCTTTGTTCACGTTATAGAACATCCCGCCCATCGGTGCGGGGAATACCAGTGACACGGGGGCGGCCTCCTGCGCATCGTCGCGCCACTTCTTCAGCGCGTCGAGCGCGGCGCTGTTCAGCGGGAGTGTCTGCGCCGTCTCCGACTTCGTGCCGCCCGCCTCGATATACATCGTGCCGTGTACAAGGTCGATATTCCGCCAGCGCAGCGTCACAAGCGTCCCCCAGCGCACGCCTGTGTTCAGCGACACCAGCACCATCGGCTCAAGCGGATCAGCGAAAGCGCCGCTCAAGGGCTCAGCATAGATACACGGCTGCGCCCCAACGCGTACCGCCGCGTCTCGCGCCCGCAGCGCCTCTTTAAGCACGGCAATCTCTTCTTTCGAGAGGAAACGCCAGCTCTTCTTTGAATCCGTCTCTTTCAGGTGGTCCAGCTCCTCCAGCGGGTTCGATGAAATCAGCTTACGCTTCACGGCCCAGTTGAGCATCGCCGTCAGGTATGTAGCCGCGCGGTTCAGCGTGGCAGCCTTCAGTTTGCGCGTCTCGCGCATCTCGCGCCGCCAGAGCTCCATATCGCCGAGCGTAAGGCTGCACGCGGGCCGGTCGTCGAAGCGCGCGAAATAGCGCTTCAATCCCTTGACCGTCTCTTCCCCGCTCTTGCGGTTCTCGACCACCCACGGCGCATAATACTTCTCGCGCAGCAGTCCGCAGGTAAGCTCCGGCTCCGGCACGGCGAGCGGGTCCTTCCCCTTCGCAAGAATGCCGAGAAAAGCCTGCGCCTCGCGCCGCGCCTCTGCGAGCGAAATATACTCCGCATGCCCGATGAACCACCACTTGCGCTTCCCGTCGAACTTATAATCGAGATACCACGATTTCTTACCCGAAGGCTCCACCCGAAGCGTAAGCCTCTGAATAACGCTGTCCCGATAATCCGTCCGCTTCTCAGGAACGGGAAGAGAAGATATCATACCCTGCGTAAGCTTAACCTTCACGCCGCGCGCCTCCCTGTTTTTCGTCTACCGTTCGTCTACCGCTTTTCGTAAAAAATTATAACACAGCGACAAACACAGAGAAACGCATAACGCAATAAATCCAGTTATATACTATATAATCCCAATTTCATAAACTTACCCAATCCCCCTAATTTTATATATGAATACCTTCACACGGTGGAAGTCGTTGGTTCGAACCCAATATCGCCCACCAATTTTTTTACTTAGTGTTCCACTTGTTACCAAAAGCCCCGATTTCGGGGCTTTTTTGTTGTAAATATGTTTGCTTTTCTGTCCCCCGTGTCGCGTGCGTCGCCTACTAGCAAACTAGACTCCGTATCAAACGCCGTATTACAATAACGGCATCGAAATCATGATACGGTTATACGGAGGTGTGGCACAGATGCCCAATATCACTGACTCGGCGGCGCGCAGCGCGAAGCCACAAGCAAAAGCATACAGACTGAAAGACGAACACGGGCTATACCTGGAAATCCGCCCTTCCGGCATGAAGTCATGGCGGCTCAGATGTTACAACAACGGCAAAGAAGGCATCGTTACAATCGGAGAATATCCATTGATGAGCTGTAAAGAGGCGCGCGCGAAGAGAGACGAGATACGAAAAAAGCTCATGGAGGGGGCGGTTCTCTCCGAGATTTCAGCGCCTAAGAAGGCGACGGTTCCAACATTTGCGGATATTGCAAGAGAATGGGTCAAGCAACAGGAAAAGAACGGCAACCGCGCCAAGAAGTTCTTCGGCGTTACAAACGGACGCCTCAACACGTATGTTTTCCCAGAGTTTGGAGACAGACCGATTAACGAGATAACGCCGCTTGACCTCCTGCGCCTTGTCCAGAAAATACGTGACTTCGGCATGGCAGACACGGCGCGGCGCGTCAACTCGCTGTGCGGACAGATTTTTCGTTATGCCATACTTCTCGGCGTAATTGAGTCCGACCCGACATATGCGCTGCGCGGCTCTCTGCCGCCGGTCAACTCAAAGCACTTCGCCAGCATACAAGATGCCGCGACACTGGGGCGCTTCTATAATTCGATAGGCTTCTATACCGGGTCTGAGACGATACGAGCAGCGTTGAAGTATCTCGTCTTGACCTTTCCGCGCCCGAAAGAGCTTCGTTTTCTTGAGTGGAGTGAGATAGATTGGGGCGAGCGCCTTATCCGCATTTCAGCTGAAAAGATGAAAATGCGCAGGCCGCACATTGTTCCCCTTGCCGACCAAGTGCTGGCATTACTGGAAAAGCAGAAAGAAGTTTCTGGGAACGGCATATATGTCTTCCCTTCTCCGAGGAACTTCACCGGCACCCGCGTTATGAGCGACGCCGCGCTTGTCGTAGCCATGCGAGCTATGGGATATGAGCAAGACGAAGTGTGCGCACACGGATTCAGGCATACCGCCTCGACAATGCTGAATGAATCTGGGCTGTGGTCCGGCGACGCCATAGAGCGCCAGTTGGCCCACATGGAGACAAACAAAATCCGCGGAACATACAACGCCGCCGAATATATTGAAGAGCGCCGTCGCATGATGCAATGGTGGGCGGATAGGGTGGAATCGTTGGCAGAAGAGGCAAAAGCGCAGGCTTGCGCGAGTTGAGTTATCTATGGCGTTGAGAAGCCCATACTGATATACTATGTAATGAACGGTTGTATTAGCAGTATATCAGCCACACGCTCTACGAAACGTTCAAGGTTGCCGCCTTGAACGTTTCTTTATTGGCGCTATTGGCCTCTATTGGTTGGACTAATGATAATGAATGGGACGTATGTTCAATCAATAAGCCCAATGCACCAATACAAAGGCCAATAGCACCAATGCCGCCCCAATGATGGAGCGGCATTTTTCTTACATCTTATCTGTCCTCAGATACTTCTGAATCTCCTCCACGCGCCGCAGCCCCTCGCGCGACATGGCGAGCACATAGGCGTTTATCTGGTCTATCGCCTCGCGCTTCTGCTTCGCCGTCATGTTCGGCGCGGTTGTGATGCGCTGGATTGTGCGGTTCGCCGCGTTAATGCCGCGGTTTCGGTCGGTCAGTATCTTGTTGGTGTACTTGATGACCGGCTCTAGTTGCAGCAAGCGAACGCGATACGGCGTGAGAGCGGAGTATTCACCGTTCTTATAGAGGTGCGCCGCGCTGTCCAGCTTGTTTTTCAACTGGGTTATCTCTGTTCTAAAAGCGTCCTGGTCTCGGCCGCCATACTTTGCATCAGCAAACAGTCGCCGAACACCGGGCATAACAACGAGCGGATTTTCCGACGGGCGCGCTTCTCCTTTGAAGAGACGCGACCCCATATTATAGATGTCGGAGAGGTCGCGCCCAGCAGAGCCCGTCAAAGCCAGCGCGGCATACTCAAGCATTCGCGGGGAACGCAGCGTCTTCGAGAAATTCTCAAAGAACGGCACTCCTGCAAATTCCGGCAGATACTTTGTAATCTGCGCCATCTGCTTCGCCCATTCCGCTGTGTGCGGCCCGTACTGCAATTCTGGGTCGAGACGCTGCTCGCTCATCGGGACGATCTGCCGCCCGAAGAAGCGCGAGTAGTTAGCTTCAAGCTCAAACATAACCGAGACCGCCATCGGGACGAACTCGGGCGTGAGAGAGCCATAGAGCGACTGCGCGACTCCGTCGAACGCGCGCCTGTCGTGCTGCCACAGATAGTCCATAAACCGCTCCGGCAAACTGCCGAATAACATGCCGGCTTCAAACGGCTTAGGTATGCTGAATACTTCGTCGCCTATGACGAAGTTCCAGAACATATTCTTGCGCCACGGGCGCAGATTCATGTACTTCTCGCGCCGGTCGTCGTCTCCGTAGTTGTACAAGCACGATGCAAGCGAAAGCGTCGTGAGATACATCAACCCGCGAGCAAGAGCCTTTTTGTCCCACTTCCCGTCGTGGTACATAGTGCGGCAGAGCTTATCAACGCCCTGCAATGAGGCGTTGTAAAACGGTACGAACCTGTTAAGGCTTCGTCCAACGTTTCCCGCGCGCATGAAGTTCATGTTGTCGCGCGTCTCAAATATCGCGTCTTCTTTCGAGTACCCCTTATCAAGCAGCCGTTTGTACTGTCCCAAGCGTGATGCCTGCTCGGAAACCTCTGCAAATGCGCCGGACAGCTTAAAGTACAGCGATATGGGGTTATAGTTCAGCACGGCATTGTCTTTCCACGTCTTGCGTCCTTTCAGCAACCGTATAAGCTCCTCACGCTTATTGTCCGAGAGCCACGAGGATTCCTGCAATCCACCGTTGCGCATGAAGTCTCTGACGAGTTCTTCATTCGTGATAAGCGCCATGAAACCGTTCACAGTGTCCACTACCGGACGGAAGTCCTTGCCGAGTACCGCATACGAGAAAGTATCTCTCATGAGGTTGCCGACGCCGAAGGTCAGGCTGTGCGTCGTGCCGTAACGCAGCGCGCGCGTCGGAGCACTGAGCATCTTCGTAAGGATATTCGACTCCTGCGGACTCGCCCCGACGGACCTGACAAGGGCCTCATATATGTCCTTGTCCGTCTTGAATAGACGCTTTTTCCCGTTTTCGTAGACATAGAAGATGCTCTCGCCTGGGGCATGATGCCTGTCTTCCACCTGCTCCATCAGCCCGTCATACTCGCCGTTGTCGTACCTCTTGACGATTTCGCGCGCTACGCCCTGCCGCGCCGCAACGCTTTCAAAGGCGTAGGTGTTGCGGATTATCTGGTCGAGCGGGTCTATCACGTCGCGCTCGGAACCGCGCAGGCGTTTCAGTGGGTTCTGGACGTTCACCAGCCCGCGTCCCTCTACGAACTTGCTCAGCCCCTCTTCCGTGCCGAAGTCTCGCTGCAACGGCACATAGTTCGGGTAGCGATGAACGAGGTCGTAATAAAGGTCGTGACTGATTATTCCGCTATCTTCCAGCATTTTCAGAAGAGCCTGATTATACTTGACGAGCTCTTTCTGCGCTTCTATCCACTTCGGAAACGCAGCTTCTATTTTCTTGATGGCTTTCTCATATACTTCCGGCGAAGCCATAGTGAAACGCTCGCGTTTTTTCAACTCCGCAATTCGCGCCTCAACGCGCTCGCGGCCCTTTGCGTCGAGCCCGCCTTCGTCAAGTTGCTGCTGAAGCCCTGCTATCTGCGCGCGCGCGTCCGCCGTCAGTTTCGCGATGTCGTACAGGTGTTTGAGCACGGCGTAGTATGAGAAGCCGTTGCGATGTTCCGCGGGAAGCATATCCAGTATCTGCATAAGTCCCTTGACACCGCGCTCTGGGTCTCCATATAAGAGACGGTACTGCGCTTTGCTGCCTATGCCGTACAGCGCGTTGGCCGCGCGGCGGTACATATCCTTCCCGAAGTGTGTCAAAATCGGGTGGAGGTCGTCAACGTGCGCGGTGTACGCAGCGTCCATCAGCTCCTTGAATGTGCGGCGGCGCTTAGGCTTGTCGAGCGGGTCTTTCATGCCCTCCATGCGCCCACCGTTTTCTGCCTTAGCGACATCTTCCAACTCTTTGCCTAGAATCGCGGGCATTGAGACCTCCCTTTTCGCCTCTTTCATCTCTTCGGAGACTTTTTTCGCGTCTTCAAAAAGGTACCCTTGCTCTGGCCTTGTTGTATCTGCCTTGCTATTCTTGACAGCGCCTTCTGGCAAGGCTAATCTTTCGTTATAGCCAGCTCCCATATCAGAACGACTAAACGTAGGTCTGGTGTGCGTAGCGTCAGATTGAGTACCAACCTCACCAGACGCATCTGGCCTGTTCGATTCTCGACGCTCTCGCTCTTCCCTAAAACTTGTCGTTACACGTTCTACCGTTTTAAGGTCATCAGAAGATACACTCATAGTAACCATATCGTCTTGATAAACCGCTTCATATGGCAGCTTTTTACTCGCCCTATACCGCTCTACGGCCTCGTTACTTTCAATCACCTCGCGATCCCACACGCGCCCGTCGGCAATGTCGCGGAAGATGTCCTCCGAGCGCGGGCCGAAGAGCGTCGCGCGGATTCTGTCGAAGCAATCCTTTATCCGCTGGAAGAAGCGCATCGAGCGGACTGTGAGGCGTTTCATGCGGCGGTTGCGGAAATTGAGATACGCTTCGACGGTCGCTTTTTCGCTGCCGAAGTCTTCTCTCAATTTGGCTATTTCCTCTGGGCGCAGTACCAGCGCCTCTGCCGAGTGATACAGCTCTTCGTGAAAGTCTTCCAGCGTGGAAACGCCGTTCACAAGGTCGATAAATGCTTTCTTGTCCATTATTATCGTGCGCCCCGTGGCGATGTCGTCCGGCGTCACGTCGCGCCCATACTCCTGACGGAATGCCTCGGAGTTGATAGGCAGCGGTTCGTCTCGGGTGTCGACAAATAGCTTCGCGCCGCCCTTGCCCTCGAGAAGCAGCGCCCCACCGCTGAGCCGCGTAGCGTGCAATCCCGGCGCGTTCGCGTTTATGGCCTCCGGCGTTATCTCCGGCAGGCTGTTGACATTTATAACCTTGTTGAGTAAGGTATAGATGTCTCCCCTGGAGACATTTCCATTTGAGGAAGAATCCCCCCGGGGAAGCTGAACGGCCTCGGCTGATGCAGCGATGGGCCCGTCGCTAGACCGATGAACATGAGCGGCTTCTCCAGCTTTTGTCGCAGCGTGGACGACACCGGCATCACGGTATGCCTGCTGATCTGGTACCTCAGAAGCGTCCGGGGGGATGTCTTGTAACGACACCTCATGGAGATAAAAGTTGCCGTGAGTTGTCCCCCTATTCCTTTCCGTCACCTCATTAACTATAGCAATGGCTAGATACCTCTTGTCAGCAATTTCAATCGGCGCGCCAATGACGAAAGACCTATATCCGCGTCCTTTCCAGTTCGGGCTTATGCGCAGTATCTTTCCTTTTGTCAGAATATCAGGTACGGCGACAAAAGCGGCGATTTTTTCTCTGCCGATGCCATGACCTACGTCGCTGCGCAAGCCTTTCTTGGTGAAATATATATCGCCTATTCCATGACGCTGCACTTTTCCGCCGTAGTTATCGCCATAGTATTTATATAGGCCATTTACCAAATCATCGCTTGACCTTACGTTCTGGAACTCATCACCTGTTACTCGCGCCACCGTCTTGCCTCGCAGCATCTCATTCTTGAGCGCCGCGTCGCGCTGCCGAATGTCGGCTATCCTGTACCGCTCTTCGCCGCCGTTGTTTCGGACGGTTCTTTCCGGGTCAACCGGGGAGAAGCGCAGCACCATAGCCAGAGTTTGCGGACGCCCGGTCGGGATAAAGTATCTCGGCTTTGAATTGATAATGTCCTTTATCACGCCCCACATCATCACGGCACGCTCCTGCGTGAAGTCGGGGCCGACAAGCTCAATTCTGTTTCCTCCGAGAACGCGTGAGCGTTTCAGCCGCCATCCATTTTGCAGGCGGTATTCCGTGCCGTTCTCCATAACGTCGTCGATAATATCTTCCGGTGCGAGCGGTTGGCTCGTGTTTTCGCGGCGCGGCGCAGAGTTGTCGGACATCGCGGCGAGGTTGCGCAGCGTCGGTCCTATGCGCTGGTCGCTCACGGCAAGCCCGAGAACAGAGCGTCCGTCATCAAGGTTTGCTTTGAGCACTGTGCCGCCGCCTTCGCCCATTTCGACACTGTTATATATGGGCAGTATCGCGCCGGAGAGCAAGTGCCGTGTTTCGTGCCTCATGCGCGGAAGCTCGCGGCTCTCGTCGTTCCACAACTTTTCTGCGTCCGTCTTGCTCAACTGCTCATATCTATCAGTATTGTTGAGCGTCCTCTCGTTGACGGTTGCAGAGAATGACGGATTAACGCCGCGCAGCGAATAGGTTTTGAGTATTTCACCAGTCCGTGGATCGGTCTCCGACGCCTTTTCATAAACCTGAACGACGCGCCCCTTGCCGCCGTTGGCTGCTTTCTGGTTGTAATAGCCGATGAACCCAGACTCCGCACGGCTGGCAAAAGCCCTTGGATTCTGTTTATACCCGGCGTCAAGCTTGATGTAGCGCGTCTCTATGCCGCCATTTTTGTAAACGATGTCATCTTCCACCGCCGACAACGAGTCGGCGCGCAGCGTTCTTGTCCCGGTATCAAGAGTGCCGTTGGCGCGCGCTTTCTCTATTTCTTCGTTCTGTATGCGGCTGAACAGGTCAAAGACGTGGCGCTGGGCGTCTATGTCCAGCGCCAGCACGCGGTTCAGGAACTGGCTCACTGGAACTTCTTCGGGGCGACCCCGTCTGTCCGTCTGAGGCTTGATGTTCATGGCCTCCAGAATATCTTTGCTCAGCATAGGGATTAGACGGTTCACCGCTATTTGCGACTGGCGTCCTTCAAGGTTATCGCCCTCGTTGAATAGTCCCTTATTCTGCGCGCTGCGGTCTCCCTGCGTAAGCGCACCAAGCTGTTCCAGACGGCGCGCGATTGTTGAGGTAAAGCGCCGCTGTCCCGGTACGTCTGTCGTCACAAGAATGACGTGCGGTTTATGGGCCTGATTGCTGCGGTTTGTGCGCCCAAGCCCCTGCACTGCTTTCGCCGCGTTCCACCCCGGCTGAAGCATATAGTGGATACGCTTCTGCTGGTTTTTCTTCGTCTTATCCGCGTGGAACGAGAAGCCCGTTCCGCCGGCGTCCGAGAAAATGAGGACGCGCTTCCGACCGCCCTGAAACGCCTCCATCTCGGCCTGATTCGCGTTCTTCCCGCGCGGCACAAGTATGGCGTTCCCCCTGTGCTCATAGTTCGGCGTCTTCGAGCGTCCGGTGACTTCGGCGACGTTCTTCACGCCGAAGTGCTTGATTATCATATCCATCGGCGAGTCTGGGAACCGGATAGAGCGGATATGCTCTATAAGCTCGTCGCGCGCGGCAACGGCCTGCCTGTTGAGCACCGGATTGCCCTGCGAGTCTACAACCGGGCGCGACTGTTTATTCCCGTTATCGTCCTCATACTCTTCATACTGTTGTACGGGGAACGAATTTTCAAGGAATGATATAAGTGCGTCGCGCGGCGTTACGTCAAGGTCGTCTACCGTATCCCCTTCTTTGTTATCCAGCTTTTCCGCAGCGCGATTCTGTGCGGCCTCGTTGGTGTTGGTAAGCTGTATAACAACGGAATTGCCGTTCTTCAAATCCTGCTCAATGGAAGATATGACGCTCGGGATAGACATCGAGGTTAATATCTGGTTGAAGCAAGCCTGCATCGAACTGTAAAACTGCGAATATCCGGTCTGCTTACCCTTTGCCTTTGTAGCTTCAACAGCTTTGTGTACGTGTTGCAACGTAACGGCCCACGCTCTAGAAATCTCGTTATACACGGCCTTCTGCTGGTCCGTCAGCTTGTGCTCAAGGCGAGAAAATGTCACGTTTTCGTCCCCGCCGTTTTTGCCTGCGCGGAAAGATAGCGAGCGTGCAAGATAGAGCCCCATCGCTTTCATGTCGCGCGCGACGAGTTCCAGCGACGCCATGCCGCCGTTGCCTATCTTTGTGAGGAAGTCGCTCAGCGTCGGGAACGCCGTACCTTCGCCCCACAATCCAAGGCGCTCTAGCATAGCAAGATTCTGAATCTCAGTCGCGCCTGTTGCGGAGACGTAAACGACGCGCGCGTTTGGGAACGAGCGGATTAAGTCGCGCACGGCAAGAGCACTTTTCGCAGCTTCTTTCTTGCCTCTGGTCCCTTTCATATCAAGAACGTTGTTGACGGTGTGTGCTTCGTCCAAAGCTATTATGCCGTCAAAATCCTTGCCGAGCCAGTCTTTTATCTCTTTCGCTCTGTCACGTTTTCCAGTTTTGCCAAAGAAACTATAGGCAGAAAAGAGAACACCCTTTTGCCCAGCCTCAAGCTGCTTCTTCCCTGAAAATTTGCTATGCTGAATAATGTCTTTGCCGTTATTGCCCAACCCTTCCCAGTCGCGGCGCGCGTCGTTCGCAAGGTCATGCTTTACAGAGAGCCATAGAGCCTTGCCGTTGCCGTGCCCTTTAGCAAGTTGATCCGTAATGATGCCCGCAATCTCGCGGCCCTTGCCCACGCCGGTGCCGTCGCCGATAAAAAATCCCCGGCGGGTTCCGTCGGGGTTCTTCGTCTCAAAGGACTGCGCCGCTCGTGCGACCGCTTCAATCTGAGGCGCGGAGAGCTTGCCTTCTTTTATTATGTTTTCCGGCAAACTCAATTTGACTGTTATATCTGGCGGCTGTACCGCCGCCATCGCGGCGGGTTCGTCAAGGTCGGCGGGGTGCTCTTTCCCTGACACAGCCGAGACATAGTGTTCAAAAATTGTCTCGTCATTTTTAGCGTCGGGCTTCGCTTTCGCCTGTTCTTTGATAATGTCTTCCTTTGATTTGAGTTGTACAGATTCGGGCGCTAGTCCCTCGTTATGTCCGTCATCTGGTCTAGCGGCGTGAACTCCGCCTCCACCAGCCCCGGCATGTCCACCAGAACCGCCGTCGCCGCCATTTCCATTACTCGCTGCGGGTCTTTCTCCTTCAGAAACGCTTCCGCGTCCAGATTCCCCCACGGGGAATCGTCCGGCGGAACTTCCACGTGTCTTTGTTCTTCCTCGCTCCACCGCAGCCGCGGGCCGTTCACTATCAGGTCTGTCAGGTCTGGATTCCCGCACGGTCTGTACCCCGGCTTGTCCGCGTTCAGAATCCACAGCGGTATTTCCGACCAGTCCCCCTCCAGATACGCCGTCAGCGTCAGGAGCGGATTGTCCGCCGTGCAGGCGGTTATCTTCAGCTTGCCTATTGCCCACCACGCTTTGTCCTCGACCGCTCTGTTCTGCGCGTCCAGCCGCATCCGTTCTTCTTTCGAGATTACGTCCATCTTTTGCCACTCCTTCCAAGAGGTCGATAGCTTCGTCAAGGCTTACAGTTTTACCGTCACCGGTTATGGTTGCATACGCCTTGCGCTTCCCGCCGGTCGAGGACGTCGGGCCTGTCTTATCCACTACAACGATAACGTTGCCCCACGTCGTGCCGTACTTTGCATAGTCCTTGCCAGACAGTTCAACGTTTGCCCTTACATTATACCGCTCTTTTATGTCGTCCCAGAACGCTTTGAAGCGCGGCGCTTCGTCCGCCATGCCCTTACCGAGAATCATAACCGCGCGCCCGCCGTCGGCAAGGCGTTCCAGCGCCTGTTCGATGTGCTGTGCTGCGTTCATCGTGTCGTTGCGGCTCGTGCGCCCCGCAGACGAAGAAAACGGCGGGTTCATAATAATGCGGTTCGGCCTGATGTTATCCGGCAGAACGTTGTCTATCTGCTCCGCGTTCTCCGTAAACACGCCGTCGAATCCCATACGGGAGAGCAGCGCCGCGCGCTGCGGGTCAAGCTCATTGACGTAGACCGTCGCTCCGGCGTTCTTTGCGAATACTGCAAGGCCGCCAAGACCACGTCGCCCTCTTTCGTTCCGAGAAGCCAGTTGGCCACGGCGGAGTAATTCGGCGGCGTGGAGAACTGCTGGAACTGCATCTTACGCTCGCTGCGGTTGCTCATTGTAGGCAGTTTGTCCATGACCTGCTCTTTAAGAGCCGCTACGCTCTTTTTGATAGAGGCGGCTGTCGCATAGCGCGAGGGGACAATCTGCTTGTCTCTGATATACATATTGACGCCCATTTCTAGTGCGTCGTATGCCTGAGACATATCATAGGCCCCCTGCGCCTGAGTTCCGCCCCATGCTTCGTCCGCCATGCGGGCAAACGCAACATTATCTTTTATCTTCTCGCCCTTTTTAAGCATATCGAATACGCGCGCGGCAAGGCGCATTTGCGGGGGCGCAGGCTCCGATGCCAGAGGTGCAGGCGCAGCCGGCGCACTCGCGTCTTTATCGTCGGCGCGGCGATTTGTTGCCTGCTGTGAGGTCGGGGGTGGCGTTGCTTTTTCTGCCTGCAATCTCGTGCGCAGTTCCTCTGCCTCTCGCTCGTCAAGTCCATTTTCTATGACTTCGCGGCGCGTCGCCACAATGACTCCGTTTTCGTCTCTTGTGCTGGTGATTTTGGAAACGGAAAAACTGCCGTCGCTCTCCTCGTCGGCACTATATTCGATGTTTTCTCTCGTCTCTCCGGCGGTGGTGTAGGCTTTGCGCGCGTTTTCTATCGGATACGCCGCGGCTGTCTGCGGCGCGCTCGGAGCCGGGGTTGCGGTTACCGGCACAGCTTCGTCACGCTGTACTTGTGCCGTCGGTTCTTCCGGTGCATTAAAATCGAGCCGCCCTTGGTCTCCCGCAGCCTGAATAGCTCTGCCGTCTGCGCCCTTACCTTGCCTCGCCGCCATGCGCGCGAGAAGCTGCGACGCCGTCTCTCCTTCTGCATCGAACATACTTGCCTGCCGCGGATCGCCTTTTTCCTCGACCGTCGCAGCGTAATCTGTGAGAAGTGTTCGGATCGCTTTCGCGCTGCGCTTATTGGCATCGAAGAATTGGAGCAGAATTTTCGCCTCGTCCGACAACTGTTCTCCAAACAGCCCCTGCTGATTGAGAACTTCAGCGACGTTCCCGCCCTGCTCGCGCACGCGCTCAAGCTCTCTCACTGCCTCTATCAGAGGTGCGCGAAGCGATAGGTTTGAATCCAGAAGCCCACGCGACATTTTCTCTTCCGCGGAAGCTATCGCTGGGGCCGCCTGCGTCAGCGCATTGCTGAGGTTGCGCATATCGTCGTCGGTAGACTCTGAGACGCGTTCAAGGAAACCGGAATCTCCGTAGGCCTTTGCGACGAGCGCGTTCTTAATGCGGCGCGCTCCGTCCTGCGACAAGCGCCCTTCGCGATTGATGAAGCGCTCCATTTCGCTACGGTCGACGACGCCATCTCCAAACGCCTGCACAAATTCGCCGTTATTCGTCAACACGTCGCCGGTGTCGTTGGGGACAAACTTCGCGAGAATTTCCGGCGTAAGCCGTTCCGCATCCTTCATAGCCTGTTCCGACGCGCTCATTCCTGCGACGACCGGCGTGTTCGCGTCTTCCGCGAAGGCTCTGAGGTCAAGCTGTGGATCCGTCAGGCGGCGCACAAGGACGGGATTGCGCATTGACCGCGCAGCGTTTCCGTCTAACCCCAACGCGGCGGCGTTCTCCGAAAGCCAGTTCCTATATCGCGCGCCGCTCGTGTCTGGCTGGTTGCGGTAGGCGCTTCGAATGGACATAGTGCGCCCGTTCCCGGATATTACGTTGCCGCGCGCGTCGATGATGGGCGCGCCGCGGTCGGCGTATTCGTCCGCGCCGAGAAGCTCAGGTCGAAGGTCGCGCGCCATCTGCGACACCTGAAGCATACCGCTTGCTCGGCTTCTGTCTCGCGGTTGGAACTCTGCGGGATAGGCAGGATTGACGCCGCCGGAATCGAGATTGCTCGTCACAAGGTCGTCTATCTCCATAAGAGCGTAGTCTACCGGCGTCTGCATAAGCTGCCCATTAGAATGAAACCGCACAAAATTACCGGGCTGTGGCTGTGGTGCCACTGGCTGCGCGGCCTGCCCGTCCTGTTTGAGCGTAACGCTCTCTTGCGGCTGCGGCTGCGCAGCGGCCTGAATCGGCTCGCGCGTCCGTGCCTTTTCCAGCCCTTCAAGCGGCGCGCTATTTACCGCGTCCGCCACGACCTCCGCATTGCCGCGCGCCGTGGCCTCCTGCGAGCTCCCCGTCTGTGCCGCTGTCTCCTGCGCGGCGTTGACCTCGCCGATGATTTCATCAATAAGTGTGTCTGGCGCGCCTGACGCTACGGAGGAAGGCTGATTTTGCGCACGCGGCTGGCCTGTTGCGTCGGTTTGCGCAGCTTGCGCTTGGGCGAGCCGCTGCGCCTGGGCCGCGTCGGGCGCTTGCGGACGCTCGGGATGCGTCTGCTGTCCCGTCTCTGCTCCATCGATCTGAACCGGGCGCAGACTGCCGAACGCGCCGCCCGTAAGTCCGCCGACGACCGCGCCAGGCAGTCCTTCGGTGACAAACGTTTCCCGCAGCGTCTCGGGGCTGAAAACATCGCCCCATGTACGGCCTTCTCCATACTTCTTGCTGACTGTGCTCTGCAATGTTTCCTGCCCGCCCTCGCTGAGAGTACCGGAAAGCCCCTGGGAGATGATATTCGCCCCGCGCTCTATCGCGGCGGCGGACAGCTTGCCTCCGGTGAGTTTGTTCAGCGTCGCTGTTATCGCGTCTTTCGCGAGCCTATTCTCTGCTGCATAGCCGAGATAGTTTGTAAGCACATCTATCGGTATATTCAGCCCTGCGGTTTTAAGAGCCGCGGCGATAGCCTCGTTCGCCCCACCGCCGCGCGCTGTAACGTCGTCATAAACGCCGACGCCTTCGGCAAGCCCTTCGCTCGCGCCGCCGCGCATGGCGCTAAGGCCGCGCCCTGCAACACTGTTCATAAACCGCGCGGCCTGCGGAACGCGCGAAAGCCCACGCCCAATGAGGCCGATAGGGCTGACGGCTGAACTTCCCATGTAGCCGACCATTGAGCCCATGCCGCTCGCGAGCACATACGGGTCGAGCACATAATCCAATATTCCAGCATTGGGATCATACTGCCGCTGCGGGACGTCGGCAAGCATGGGGGCAGACTGTTCCTTCGCATAGTCGCGCAGCATTCCCGCGGGATTATAGCGTTGTATTTTCTCTGCTATTGCAGCGCGCACCGGCGACGCTTCGGGATCGTCCGGCATAAGCGCGCGGCCCGCGTAGTCTATCGCAACATCAAACGGGCCGAGCACCGCATCGGCAGCGGCGTCCATTGCGCTGCCAGCAAAAGCCCCAGCGACTGGGGCAATGCCGCCTTGCGGCTGCGGCTCTTCCATGAGCCCTCTCTTTCTCAGGTCGGCTATGGATTCTTCATAAGTCATGTGTCGATTCTCCGCCAACGGTATTACCTCCTATATAAAGACGAACAGCGGCCCGAAGGCCGCTGTATTGCAATCTCTCACTATGTTATTGTTGCGTCAGTTCTCTAAGTGCATCTTCGTCGCTGATGCCTCGGTTCAGAGCGTGTTGTCTCACCATCGCCGCGCTAGGCTGTGTCATACCTGGAGAGACGGGCATCCTATTCCAGCCGCGCGGATTCATGCCGAGCCGCATGTTGTACCTCATATCATTCACGCCCCTGTCATTCGTGGGCTGAGGGGTAATCATGCCGACGTCGCTATCCATTTCTGGATTAGGAGTTGCTGACGGTTGTGTCTCCGAGGGGAACGGATTGACACCGTACAATCTCGCATATTCTTCCCCCACGCCTCGCCATACCAGCGGCAGTATGCCCGAGAGGTTGCCATTAGCTTCTGGCGCACCAGCTATTACTGGGTTTCCGTCTGCGCCGACAGTAAGCCCTGGGAGCCCGGAACCGCCGGAACCCCCGTCTATTCCAAGAGATTCAATGAATTTTCCCCAAGCGTTTAACCCTGCATAAGGGTCAGCTGCTTTCCCGCCGCCTCTTACAGTATTTCTTGCTACATACCATTCGCGGGCGTTCTTGTCACGAGCCATCTGCTCATCAAAGGCAGCCTTTCTCTGTGCTAGTGCCAGCGTTCCGGCTTCCTGCGGCGACAGCCCCATATCATATGTTTCGCCATTGCCGATGAAACCGCCGGAATAAACGGGGGCAACTGTCTTTTGATCGCCCTGGTCTATTGTCATCATCTGAGGCAGCGCCCATGCCGCAACATCAGAGACATTACCGTTATAGCCGAGTCCTGGGAGAAAAGCCAACATCTCGCCGCCGCCAACCGCGCGACGTGGGTCTCTGTTGTATGCTTCTATGAATCTATTCGCCTCATAATCTCGTCTGTCCCATTCTGCATTTTTCATTTGCAGGTCAAGGTTATGTTTCTGATTGGCGAGCCTTTCATCATATTTATATTGCCTCGCGGCCGCGTCCCTCTGAAGCATCGGCTGAATCAATGCTTGCCCAAGCAAGTCGAGAATCCCGCTTCCGCCGCCGCGACCACCGCCCCACCAGATATTATTGCGGTTCCGCGGTATTACATACACCGCCATACCGGCCTACCCCCTTCCCAGAAATGCACGCAGCACGTCGTTCACACCGATGGTGTTCATACTGCGCGAGTATGGGCGTGACAAGTCGGCGTATTGCGCGGTCGGATTCGCTGTTCGCGTGTTGCCGGGCTGGTTCATCGCCGACAAATTGCGCGCCGCATACTGCGGGTCGTTAAGCTGCGACTGCAAATTAACATTCATGCCACCGCCGGACTTCGCACCTCCGCCGCTCATTCCTCCGGCAAGTTTCGCGCCGTTCATCAGCGTACCCGCAACGTCTCCCTGCATAGCGGAATTAACCGCGCCGAGTCCCGCCGCGACGGGTTGCAGCCCCGGCACGAACGCCGATACAAGAGAAAGCGGGCCGAGGAATCCCCCGAGCCCGCCGCCGCCTTTATTCGCATAGATAACTGCCATGTCATTACCTCCGTTTCTGTTCTCTTCGCCCGGAATAATCAACTTCGCATCAGGTTCCTGCTCTGCGAAGTACCACTTCATATCTTCTTTATCCATGTTCTGCAAGTTCCACTCAGAGGGCGTAAACGTCCCGCCTGGGTACTGCTCTGTGCCTTCTGTCCAATGCCCGCCGTAATATCCGTCTACGCCGTGGTACTTGCTGTCGTCGCTGAATACAGGATGATTGGGCTTTTTGAAGTAGTCGTAGAAGAACCCCTCGCCGCTCATATCGGGGTGAGCTTTTTTACGTTTGGCTACACCGTCTTTATACGCCCCCGCCATGTCGTAATCGTTGAGGTCGCTGTAGGCGTTGCGCCCTTCCTGCATGGACAAATCCATAAGGAACTGATACAGCCCCTTGCGCTCTTCCGGCGTGAGCGGCGTGTTGTAGCGGTTGTAAAATTCTCCCTGCATGGTTACTTACCGCCCTGTTCGACCACAGTGTCATAATCTTCCAAGTCTTCGCTCTGCCGCACGATGTTGTAAAACTCCATCATCGGCGAATACTGCGCGGACAGGTTGTCGAACATCTGCCCCTGCTGGGCCTGCGCGGCGCTCATGAGATTGCCGTAGTTGCCCGAGACCGCACCGAACATATCTGCGTAGTTCTTAGCAAAAGCATCAGCCGTAGACGTGCTTATGTCGTTTATCGCTCGGTTCGTAACGCTGCTGTTCAGCACGCCCTTCCCCGCGTTCTGCGCCATCGCTGTGCCGAGCGAGCGGTTCATCTCGCGCGAGATGTAGCCGTTCATCGCGTCGCTCAGCCCGGACGGAAGCGCGCCAGTCTCCGTGACGTTTTGCAGCCCCGCGTAAGCGTCGTCGTACTGCTGTTGGTATTTGTTCGCGTTCTCCCGTGCCGCCTGGTAGTCCGCCCCGAGCTGTCCCGCCATCGGGATAAACTGCTGGTAAAGCGAATTTTGAAGCGCGGTTATGTTCTCGCTGTCCGGGTCTCTTTTTCTTACTGTGTATGTAGAAGAGCTGCCTTTGCCCATTTACCTCGCCTCCTTTACACGAAACCAATACATGGTCTTTCCGTGCCTCTGCTCCGTCCGCCACAAGTCACACTTGAACAGCCGGCAGTACGCTTCGGGATTACGGTAGGCGCAGACTATCATGTACTTGACCCCGTAATGCTCCTGCGCCCAGCGGAACATCTCATAAGCCTTGTCGCGCCAGTACCGCCCGTCGCCGCAGCATTTCGTGATGAACAGCTCGCGCATTCCGCCGGTCAGCATCCAGCACATAAAGCCGCGCGTCGGCTCGAAAAACATATCCTCGAACTCGTTGAAAGTCGCGTCGTCCGGGTGCGGCACGCCGCGCAAGAACTTCTGCCACCACCACCCGAACGGCCTAGGCGTTTCCGTCCTCATTCAATGCCCTTCTCTCTGGCTATCTCTCTGAGCCGCTTGTCTACCGCCTCGGGGTCGTTGTAATCGACGGAGGGCTTGACACGCACGGGCTGCGCCTTATTCTGCAATTCCGCCTCGATGCGCTTTTTCGAGAGGCTCTTCACCTGTCCGTTGCTGTAGTAGGTCTCCTGGTCGTCCTTATACTTTTTCCCTAAAATCGCCATTATCGTCGCGCCGACGAGCGCAACCACCGACTCCGGCAGAGGTATGTCGGGGACTGACAGCCCGAAACCCCGTGCCCACGGGAGCAATATGTAGTTGTTGACGAGAGACAAGACGAACACCCATATCAGCGCGGGGATGGCGCCGCTCACGAATATGCTCTTGTGGGAAAACATGGCTTGCAGCGCATTCATGCGCGCGACGGTTTCCTGCGTTTCGAGCTTCGCGAGTTCCAGTTTAAGCTCCTGCTTTTTGTCGGGGTCAGGGACGAATTTCTCAATGAGGTCTCCTATGCCCGGTATCAGCTTCCATATCTCCATGCCGCCCCTCCTATCCTATCCACTTCGGCAACAACACGCCGAGTAGCGCGCCCGCCGCGAAGATGCCGCCGCCCGCGACAACCTCCATGCGCGCGAGCTTTTTCTCAGCTATACAAAGCCGCTCAAATATTTCGTGGTGCGTCTGACGGGCTTCTTCCTGAAATTTCCGCAGCTCTTGAATGATAAGTTCAAGCTGCGCTTTGAGTGCCTCTTCGCTCATATCAGCGCCCTGTTCCTTTCAAGCCGATTCATCCACCCGTTCCAGAAAACTTTCTGCGACGGGTTGCTTTCAACGATGGCTTTGTAATATGCTTCCCGTTGGTTGCAGTAGATTTCGCATATCAGCGGCACATTCCCCGCTACATCAAGGCACTGACAGAGCGCCGAGAGCGTCTTCGGCCCAACAGCTCCGTCCACCTCCACGCGCGCGTCGAGACCGGCCTTCGCGGCGTAGTTGTTTATAGTGCGCTGCAAGAGCTTGCCAGCCCCGCCTACGCCATGATTGACCGCCCCGTCAAAGTGCAACGTGCAGAGCGGATAGGGCATCATGTCGGCCTTGGACTCCTCCCAATACATCACGCGGTAAATCTCTTCCGCTTGTGTGCGTGTGAGGTCTTTGACGCTCGAAGGCAAGCCCGTAAATTCCAGTTGCGCGCGGTCGAGCGTGCTCTGCGTGATGCCCATGTTCGTCAGCCCGCCCTTGTCCGCGGGGTGGCCTGATAAACCGCCTTCGTTACCCAGAATGAAGCTTAAAGATTTCTCAAAGTTATCCATTATTGAAGCACCTCCAATAAAAATGAGGGCACCGTTGTCGGTACCCCCATAGATTTCGGGCATAAAAAAAGAGCCCTGCGGCTCTGTTTTTCTATGCTTTGTTATTCCGTTGTTTCTTCCAACAAATTCGCAAGCTCTGCTTCAAGCTCGTTTATCTTCGCGCGCGCTGCGCCGCGAGTTGTCAGCACCTCCGAGTATTCCTCCGGCGTCGCCGCGCCTTCCGCGAGTTTTGCGGCTACATAGTCGGTGTCTCGCAGGTAGATTTTGTGTCCGCGGATTTCTCCCTCGATATCTTCTCTCGTTCGTGGCATTCTTTCCACCACCTTTCGCCTAGGAACAGTTCACTGAATAGAGCGTCCATGTTTTTTACGGTTCTGTATGCGTTTTTGTGCAGTATGAAGCCGCGCCAGCTCATGTATGCGTTGTATATCTGCCGGAATGTCATTTCTCCGTTGTCGAGAAACTTACGGAATTTTTTCAGCTTACGTCTCTGTCTGGTAATGCTCGCGCGGCAGGGCTTGCGTATCACCTTGCCCGTCGCAGTCAAAATGAACTGCGTCTTCAGGAATGTGAAGCCGTGGCTTAGTTTTATGATGTGCGTCTTCTTTTCGTTGACGACTATGCCTAGCTGAGCAAATGCTTTGCTCAGTATTTTCAGGCACTTTTGGAGATATGCCTTGCTCGGGTGTATCAGGTATAGGTCGTCCATGTATCTGCCGTAGCCCTTTATGCGCATTTTCTCTTTTATCGCATGGTCAATCCTGTTGGGATATGCCACGGCGAGTATCTGGCTTGTTTCGCTTCCGAGCCCCAGCCCTTTATTGCCGAACGCATCAACGAATAGCATCGCGAAGTCTATGAGCTTCTTGTCTGTGAAGTTCTTACGCAATATGTATTCGACATATTTGTGGTTGATGTTACCGAAATAGTTCTTGAAGTCTATCGAGAGCACATATCCCTCCTGCCCGTTTTTCCTGTAGTGTCTGTGAAGTTGCGCGGTAAGCCTGTCCATCGCGAAGGATATGCCCTTGCCTTTGACGCTGGCCCCGTTGTCGTAGACGAGAGAGTGCGAGAGTACGGGTATCAGGGCGTTCGCACACAACGACCTCTGAGCGACGCGCTCTGAAACGTGTACGCTGCTGATGTGCCTCGGCTTCCCGCGCTCCACTATGTCGAATTCGACGAAGCCCTTTCTGACGTCTTTCCCGGCGAGTATGTCTTTGTGTGTGGCGGTGACGTTTTTCAGCAGGTTCATGCCGTAGCGCTGAACGCTTGCTTTCCAGTTCACACCATGCTTTGCGCTTTTGTATGCAGCAACCAGCGACGATACTTTTGCGACGTTTTCAAGGCTGTCATAGCGCGATAATGCGGCGCGTCTTTTTTCTAGGCGCTTCGCTTTGCGTCGGATATGTCTTGCTTCTCTGCGCTCTTCGCTTGTCAAGCCATCACTTCTTTGCGGACGATAATAGAGCGCCTTGTACGATGATTTTGTGTGTTTGCCTAATCGCGTAGAGACAACGGGCATGAAACGGTGCGACTCACACAAACGCCCCGCCATGCAAGCAGCGTCCGCCCGGCCTCATCAAGGCGCATATTTACCCTTGCGGGAGGGTCATTCTCTCCTTCCGATATGGTGACGCGGATTTCGGCTCACGCCTACTTTGTCTGGTCGTATTAAGGTTCGGAATCAGACCGGCTCGCGAAACTCATAATCAGCAGCTCCGTTGTTGTTGACATTACCGTTGTTGTTGACATTACAGACCGCCGCCGACGAAACACCGGACAACCGGCACAGACGACGCCGGAGCACGAGCCCAGATTTTTACAGAGAATAACCCGTATTTGCTTGTTACTTGTCCGCCGGTTTTTGCGCCGGCAGCTTGTTCGACTTCCGCCATGCTTTCAGCAGAGCGGTTTCTTTTACTATCATCTCCACCAGCGGAGAGAGTTTGTCTGCGTTTATCGGCAAGGTCTCAAGCATATACTGGAGCATTTGGAGTATCTGCTCGCAGTTGCCTATCGCCTTTGTCTGATAGTCTCTCCTCATTTGCAGCTCGTGCTCGTTTATGGGATAAATTGTGTTCGCCATTGTGATGTTGTTGAACAGGGCGTTGAGCAATTCTATCGTAGGCATCGAGAATACGAAGCGGTAGCGCTTCGGGACATGCTTTTCGTTCATCACAAAGCGTGTCAGCGTCGAGCGTATTTCCTGCGCATTTTTATAAAATTCGAGAACCGAAACGCTGCGCTTGCGCGCGAGGACGTTGCTGATGGTTTTCCCCTCCCTTCTGTGCGGACGCCGCACAAGGCGGCGTCCTAAAAGACGATTTACGTTATTCGGAAGCAGACCGGCTCGCGAAACTCATAATCAGCAGCTCCGACGAGGTAGACATTACCGTTGCCGCTGACAAGACAGACCGCCGCCGACGAAACACCGGACGGCGTCAATGTCCACCAGTCACATCTGCCTCCGCCGTTTCCGGCTCCTTTTCTGCGATACTGCCATGAGTTCGCGAATATCGGATACTGCACGGCGTTGCCCTCGGAATACCCCTGTGTTCCCCATACGTTGCTTCCAAATATTTCATATACCGACGGCAGCCATAGTTTCCCGATGTTGGCCCATTTCCAACTGTTTGATGCTGTAAGCGGACCGGATGATGAATAGCGGGTTTCTATGAGGAACCGCTTTTCAACGATAACTGATTTCAAGGCCGCCGGGAGGTAATTATACCATGTCGTATTAAGGACGCTGTAGGCGTTGCTCGCGAGCCACGGGGAGTTCTCGCTTGCCGTGCCTTGATTTGTGTTGGTGGTGTTCCACTTCATCGTCGAGTTGAAGCAGTCGCGGCTGATGAAGTCAATGTGATGTCCGACGGGTTGGTCCATCACGCCGTAGTATGTGTCTATTCCGGCTATCTGGGCTTTTACAGTCTGCCCGTTCATGGTGAACGGGATGTAGTCGCCTATCATGAGGCCGTCCCAGTTTGCAGCCGTTATTCTCGCTTTTATCCATGCCCACACGTCGGAGTATCCGCTGATTTCGCTTGCGAATACCGTGGTGAGGTCCCGCTCCGTGTAGGTGTGGCGCGCCCAATTTATTATGCCGGATGTGTGTTCGGCAAGCCGCTGCGGCGTCACTATCCTAGCGTTGTCTGTGCCTGCGGCGACTTCCGCAGCCGTCGCTATTTCAGCAATACCGGCTTTGCTCTCCGTCGCTTGGACTGGAAGGACGGATTTGACTTTTGCCGGGGTCATTATCGTCGTGTTGTCTGCACCCGCCGTCGCTTCCGCCGAGGTTGAAAGGCGAGCGGCTCCGACGACGGTTTCCGTCGCCGCATAGAGCCAGCCGGAGGCTATTTTGCCGTCGCTTCCGGCCAGCGGGATTTTACTTGCCTCCGGCGTTGTTGAAGCCACAGGCACGGACGACACCGCACTTTGCGCCTGCGACGCGCTTGTCGCCGCCTGAGACGCGGAGGCCGCCGCCGCATCCGCCGCTTCTTCTGCAGCTGTTTTTGCGTTCGTCGCGGTTGTCGCGCTTGATGAGGCAGACGAAGCCGAGCCCGCCGCCGCTGTTGCGGAGCTCGCCGCATTGGTCGCTGAGGTCTGAGCCTGTCCTTTCGCCGTTTCCGCTGCGGTTTTGGCGGATTCTGCGGCTGTCTGCGCACTCTCCGCAGCTGTTTTCGCGCTCTGCGCCGACGACGCGCTCGAAGATGCAGCCGAAGCGGAACTCGCCGCGTTCGTCGCCGAAGTCTCCGCCTGCCCTTTTGCTGTCTCCGCTGCACTCTTCGCGGATTCCGCCGCCGTCTGTGCAGTCTCGGCAGCCTCCTGCGCATCCTCGGCTTGGCCCTGAGCCGTCTCTGCCGCCGTTTGAGCGGCCTGCGCAGCCGAGGCCGATGTGTTTGCTGTGTCCCTGTAACCCTTTGCGTCCTGCGCATACTTCTTTGCAGAGTAATCAACGCCGTCTACTGTGCCGTCGGTCTTCACCGCCCAGTCCTCTGCGAGCTGTGCGCCTATGCCTGCCTCCCAGTTCGTGCCGTCGTAGACAAGCTGATATATCCCGCCCGCGCGCAGATACTCGGCCCTTATCGCCGAGCCCTGAAAGGTTATCGTTTTCGCGCCCGTACCGGAGACGTTCAGCGTCGGGCTCGCCGCAGTGTTCGCGTTCTCGAACTTCACGACGACGTTCTTGCCCGTGGCGAGCGAGAACCCCGCGACCTCGCCCGTCTTTGCCGCGACACCGCCATCGGTCGAGCACACGGCGTAATTACTGTACTGCTCTATCTCAGCGACGCTTATGAGGTTCTGCCATTCGGTACCGGCCGTCGTTTTCCACTGGACACTGCCGGACTCTACGCGGAACTCTACCGAGTCCCCCGTCGGTATCGTAAAGTCGAACACCGCAGCTCCCGCAGTGCCGACGTTTTCGACTTTAGCCTCGCTTCCCGGCGCTCCCGTCGTAACCTTGCCTATGACGATAGTCGCCGCTCGCCCCTGCTGTGCAGAGACTTCGACGACCTCTACATTTTTAAGCCCGGATAATTCACTGCTTATGCTCATCTCGTAGTCTCCTGATAGGCTATCCACGCGCCCTGTATAACGCGCAGCACGCTCCCGCTTGCGTCCTCGATTTCCAAGTCATAAACGCCTTCGCCCTGCTCTACCTCTCCGTCGGAGTCTGTGACCGTGTAATCCACGAGCCCGCCAGTCTGCTTGTTCGTGATATGGATAAGCAAAGTGTCTATGTATTGGCTGTCATTGTCCCATCGCCCGAAGGTCAGCCCGCCGCCTTCGTCCGACGTGAGGCTTATCATAGCCTCCGGTGAGTCGTAAGCTTTTTTAAGAGCCATTCTCGCCGTGCAGTTCGCAAGCTCTATATACTCGCCGCTTTCGTCTTTAAGCCGCACCGCGCGGTAAAAATCCGCGCCTGCGTCGATTTTCAATGTATAGTTTGTTGCCATATCTTCACCGTCCTATTGCCAGATAGAAGACCTCGCCCGTGGGGTTCGTCAGAGTCTCGGCGGAGGTGGTGTAGCTGTAGCTGTTGAGGCGGAGAAGGTTCGACATGTCTGTGTTGGAGGCATCGACATTTGCCACCGACACCGCCTGTGAAGTCTTCCGCAGCCGCCATGAACACGTTCCACTTCCAAGGTCAATGCCGCTGAACGTCTGAGTCTGGACCGCCTGACCGTAGGCTACGTTCGTCTCATTCACCAACCGCTGCGACCCTACGCTTATCTCCCCGCTGCTTGAGACCTTGAACATATCTATATAAATCTGCGTGTTCGTCGTCCATTGAAAGCGCTCATCGTTGTTTATGTATTTGTTCGTTCCTCGCGCCCGCGTCATCCAGCTTATGCTCACTGTAAGCGTCCCTGCGCCGGGCTGCGGCGTCGTTACCCTAGTGCCGAAGGTTAATGACCCGTTACGTATATCTGAACTAAAATCATCATATATTCCGGTTTCATTAGATTCATTCACAGTCTCCGTTCCGCTTGCCCCGCCTGTTATGTAAAACGTCAGCAACGGACGTATGCGGTATTTGAGAGCCGTGCCTGTAGGCTGTACTTCGCACGAGAGCGTAAACTTCTGTTGTCCAAGTCTGCCGCGCGCATAGTATGTCGGTATTTTCTTGACCGATACAAGCACCTGCGGCTGCTCCTGCCAGTAGCCCGGCAGTTCAGTCCATGAACCTATGGGCGCACTTCCCGCTTTGTATTTTTTGAGCGGCGTTGTGGGTACGGTCGAGCGCACCCCGTCAATCTTGTTATAGATGTCAAGCCGTCCTGCGTCGAACACAACCATGTCGCCGTTTGTAAGGTCGGCAGGGTCTTTGAATACCGCGTAGGCCATGCTCTCACCTTCCAACTACAACGGCGGCAAAAACGGGAGAGCCAGAAATTTCAGAACCTCCGCCGCCTTTGCACCGTGCGCCTAATAGCGCAAAACAAGCTCTGTCCATATCTACCGAATATCCGTTGATATTGAGAATTGCCCCGTCAGAAACAAGATTCGCCGCTATGTGCAGGTAGTTGCCCGTAGCTCCGCTCACTGCAGCTACAACCTGAGTAGCCCCGGTTTGCCGATGATTGCCGCTTACAGCCGTCCCCCAATAATCAGGCCCCGTCTGGTAAACGCCTATTCCAATGCGCAGTGTGTAGTTGATGCCGTATAAATGTATATAATCATTAGGGTTGGGACGCGCTTTAATACCTCCGCAAACAGTTCCATAAACAGTGGCCTCCGTTATCCCGCTGACCGGCACAGCCCACGTCGGGTTGCTATCGTCGCCGTTGGTGCGGTATATCTCAAGCGGCGCGACCGCCGTGTATCCCGCGCCGGAACCTTTGAGTCCGCCGGATATTGTTATCCGGTACTTCCCCGCCCCCTGAGATGTAACTGCCGGCGCGTCTATCTCTATGCTCTGGTCGATGCCGAGCGCGTTCACGTCCACCGTCCGTATGCTTCTGGGCTGGACAAATACTTCCGGCGCTTCTTTGTAGCGTTCGTTCGGCGTGAAGCTCGGTCCTGCCGCCGCTTCGTAAAGCCCTATCTGCGTCATGGGCGTGACGGGAGTCGGCACGCCGTTTATGTTTTCATAAAAAACTATCTCGCCGTCTCTGATTAAAAGAAACTTGTTCGGGTCGTCCTGGTCTACACATTTCAAAAATCCGCCCACACTATCACCTTCCGACTGCAAGCGCATCTATCGTGCCGTTGTAAATTGTTGCATGTTCTGTGGAGTCGCTTTTGAACAACGCACCGCCGGCAAACCGCAGCCAGTCGCTGGAGTCTGAATGGGTTATGCTCGGCGAGTTGGGGTATAGTAAAAACGAACTGCCGTTACTGACTACGACACGCACGCGAACGTTGCTTGCGAGTGCGCTGAGCTGTACGCGGGACAAATATAGGTATTCCGCTACAGAGCTCCCGCATGTCGGCGCCTGCATTGAGTGCGTCGCGACCAGTTGGTTTACTGTCGCGCCTGTGCTTTGATTTATATAATCAAAGTATATTTGAAACACGGCAGTGTACCAATATCTTGCCGCATGGGGATTATTCCGAACACTGCTGAGATAGAGCCTGGCCGTAACATACTGCACATCCTGCACAGTACCGTACCAACTGAACGTATAGGTCTTAGTCGGGGGCTCAACAGAATAGTGCCAGCCGGGGTTCCTATGTCCTAAACTATCCGTCCAGTATTCGGACGGCTCCAGAATTTCATCCGCCACCCAGGTATATTGTCCGCCGCTCGTGACAAGCCTCGCGTATGCCGCAACCTTGTACACGCCGCCGGTTTGATAGGTCAGTCCCGTCACGTCGGTCTCTATCTCCTGGCTCGCCTCGTATGCGGGGTCGTAGGTGCGCATATCCGTCAGTCCTGTCGCGACTACCGGAGGTTCACTCCACACCCCTGACAGAGCCTTTACAACGTTGTTCGTAAGCCCGCTCGCCGTCCCCAGCCTCGACAGCAAATAAACCGCAGGCTGCACGTCTCCGAAGTCGCGCGATATTCTGACTATGCCTCCGCCAATGTAGACGTTGTTGTTCTCATTGTCGGAGGCGCTAAGGAAAAAAGTGCCGTTCCCTCCGTCTATGATTATCGCGTCGCCGACCTGTATCTTGCCGCCAGCGCCGATTATTAGCTGTCCGCTCGTGAGTACACCGTCCACAACGGTACCTAGCTGGATTGTCGACCCCGCAAAAATTTTCGAGCCGTTTACCGTACCGTCTACGATGAGACTTCCGTTGATGCCGACGACCGGCGGAGATTGCGTCGTGTCTACCGAGAACACCTTTATGTTCGTGTAGGAGCCGTCCTGGCTTTGCCCATAAATGTAGAATCGGTCTGCCAATATCGCGAACTCGCTACCCGTGCTCGAGTCGTTAAAAATGCCGAAGCCTGCGACTTTGAGTTTGCCGTCCGCCATCGTCTGCGTCTTGACGGTGTACTGCGATATGGCTGCTTTGAGCAGGTCGTACATCGTTGTGTTCTCCTGCTTTACCCACTCTCCGCCGATGTAGCGCCATACGGCCTCGTCATCGTCTATCCAGAGGTCGCCCGTCTGCATCCCTTCGGTCGGGGCCGTCGCCTGCTGAAAGACTTCAACCTCGCCCGTGCGCGTTTGCTCTATGACCTCTATCGCCGCGTTGCTGTCGTTTATTTTCTGGCTGAGCGTCCCGACGAGTTTGCTTTCCCCGATGGTCCCATCGGGTATATCCGACGCCTGTATCGCCGTAGTCGTCGCGTGTACCGGCCCGACGAACTCACCTTTGTTGCCTCCTGTGTCAACGGCCCTAATCCAATACCATCTTGTTTCAAGCACACCAACGTTCGAGCGCACGAACTCCGAGCCGTATGCCTGCGCTATGCGTTCCGCGGATTCTAGGTTGTCGTAGATTGCGGATTCCCAGACTTCCATGTGGCTGTGGTTGGGATTGTCCGGTATCGCCCATTTGAGCGTGATCGTGCCGAAGCCGCCAGTCGCGGTAAATCCCGACGGCGTTTCCGGCGCTTCGCCGTTGCCGGTAAGCGTGAGCTGCGCGACGACCGCCGATGAATTGCCGGTCGAGTAGACAGCGACGGCTATGACTTTCACAGTATCGCCCGCGGCGTATCCGCCTTTGCGGTATGTAGTCGTCTGTCCGTCGAGCTCTACGGTCTCCGCGCCTATGACGAGCTTGATTTTGTCGGGTATCATGCTTCCCGCAGGAGACTTCCACGTTATGCAGACGGTGGAGGTGGGGACGCCCGCGTCGTCGTGGCTGACTTCTTCGCGCAGCGCAAGCTGGCGGACGGGATAGCGGATTACGGTTTCGCCGCCGGTCGTGCCGGTGCCTACTCCGGTTTCTTCCCGCAGGAGATTTTCGAGTTTCTTTACCCGTCCTTCGATGTTCGCGGCGTTGCCCATTCTACACCACCTCCGCTTCCGTCATAAGAAATTTGTCGAGAACTACCGTGCCGCCCGAGGATTTGAGTACCGGGCGCAGCTCGTCTGCGACGTATATCTGGTATTTCGTCGTTTTCTCTCCCGTTGCCGGGAACTGCCAGCGGCCTATCTGTAAGGAGCAGGAGGCCTGCGCGTCCATCTGTACGCATAGCTGCTGAAAGTCGGTCATGGCTCTATCTCGTCCGAAGATTGGCGCAAGCTCGATTTCCATGTCGGGCTTTATTTCCGGCGCCGCTGAGCTGTCTGTGAGCTTGTATATTTTTGCGCCGAGCGCTATGTAGACTGTGCCGTCGGCTTCACAAACCGCCGTGACGGGCGTACCGAGGTCGATTCTCGTCCAGCCGCGGTAGCGCTCGCTCCAACACAAAACATCGTTCAAGGCGGAGGGCTTTACCCAGATTTCGCCCCTGTCCGGCAATGCCCACAAGCGCGCGTCCGCGGTGAAGTGCGCTGCGAGCCATGCGTTGACTTTCTGGCCTTCTTCTTCGGTGACGGCGAGGTCGTCATACTCCTGTATGGCGGAGACTTTGCGGATTCCGCGGTCTTTGTCGAGGAACATAATGTCGTTCCCAACGCTGGTTACGGCGTCGCGGTTTACGGGGTCGACCTGCGAGGCTACGCGAATTACGGTCCAGTCCGGGTAGTTACTGAATAGCCTGTACAGTGAGCCGTCCGAGCGGAAGATTACGAGGTCGCGCGAGATTGGCAGCACTCGCACGATGTCGCCGCCTTCTTTGTAGCCTACATCAAGCCACTGCGCGTCTGCGTCGGTGTGTACGTCGATGTCGTCTCCCGTGCCTTCGTCCTGGCTTTGCCAGTTTTCCGGGTCTCCGACGCCGGAGAATTTCAAGCGGTCTTTGCCCGCGCGCGCGAGCAATAATCTTCCTTCGCGGACGAGTACGTCGTTGGCGCTGTTCCACTTGTCGCCGGAAGGGTCGCTTTCGTCCTGCGCGACGGGGGTCTGCGTCTGCAAGGTCTGGCCGTCATACCACTGGACGATGCCGCCGGAGGCCACGTAGAGCCGTCTGTCTGACTCTTCGCCCCAGTCACAGAAGACGGGTATGTCCATGCCGGAGAGCGTGCCGAGGGATACGGCGGAACCGTCGGCTATCTTATACAAGCTCGTCCCGCAGACAAAGATTACGCCGTAGTTGAGCGAGTAGTATAAGCTCGTCACGGTGTCTGCCGCGGTGAGCACGAGGTCGAGCGGCTCCAAAGTGCGAAGCCTCCCGCTGTTGCGCTCATAGCAGAAGTTCTTACCTCCCGCGACTTCCTTTTCCGACAAAAAGCGCTCCGAGGCGGAGAGGTTGAGCCCGCCGCCGCGGAAGTCGGAGTATTCGCGGAGCTGCGTCGCCCTGTTTTTAACTTCCTGTACCGGCATTGTTTGCGCTCCTTCCGGCGTAGGCCGCGCTCATTTTGTCCGCGAGGCCGGCTTCCGTCTGCGAGGTGTAGCCGACGCGCGCGCCCACAAGCTCGACGACGTAATCCAGGAGATAACCGAGAGATGTCGCGTCGTCGAATGGCAGCTCGTCGCCGGTGGTTTCGACGTGAGCCTTCGCGACATACGCGCGCGCCGTGCGCTTGTCTTCGGAGCCGTCCAGAGATTGAAAGGTTGTCCCGGCAATATAAAACGGCTCCTGACCGGCGAAGCGCCGGAATCCCGCGGGGACGCTCGTGCGCCCGGGCGTTATCTCAAGCTCCTCTATCATGAGCGGGTCGTTCGCGGCGATGCGCTCTAAAGAAAGTTGCGTGATGGCGTCGTTTATGGCGGAGAGGTACTCTTTTTTGCCGAACGTCGCGCGCGCCTCGTCGCCGAGACGCACGGATACCCGTTTTATGAAGTCGTTGACGAGCATAGTCTATTACCTCTGCGACTGCGGTGCGGGCGGCACCACAGCGTCCGGCAGGAAATAGTCCGCGATGCGAATGGCGCTTGCGTCGCCGCCGACGAGCAGAGCGGCTGCGGCCTTCGCGACAGCGGTAGTGTATCTGTCCGGCACGGGAACGTCCGATTCTCCGTCCGTTATTTGCCCCGGATTGGAGAAATACCAAAGCTCGACGCCGCTTATCTCGCCGGAATAGAGCGTGTCGCCGCTTATGGCGAACTCTCCGGCCGAAGGTGTATCTGTGTGAACATGGAGAAGTTCCGTGCCGCTTTCCGCGCTTACGCCGCGAATAACGCGCAGATAGTCCGTTGGAAGCGTTCCCACGCCTTCGGTTATCTCGACTCGCGCGCGCCCGCGGAAAAGTCTGCCGTTTGCGTTCGCGTTTTCCTCCGCCAAGACGCGCAGCGCGTCGTTGAGCGCGCGCACTACCTGCCAGTCCGCGTACTTTGCTTTCATCGCATCTTCGGCGTAAAGCCGCGTCTGCGCCATAAGCTTCAAGGCTTTCATCACCACGGCCCCTCCCCTCGGAAGTGTTCGTCCGCGTGTCCTTCAAAATATTGCACTAGCGAGCTGACCGGCACGCCGACAGCTTTCAGCATATCCGCGCCGCCTACCGTCGCGTTGCCGTTCTCGTTGATGAGTCCCGCCGTCCACGCGACAACAACGCTGTCAATCACGGAGGCGAACGGCAGCTCTTCGTCGCGCTGTTTCAGCGGCGTAAATTCCGGATAATAGGCGATTGTCACCGCTCCGCCCGCATAGCCCGGCGACATCAGGACAAAAATGCCGTCAAGAGTTTCGCGCCAGCCCCACATTCCCTCATACGGCATAGTAAGGACTTCGCGCGGCGCGGCGCGGTAAAGCGAGCGGCGTGCGACAATGTCATAGACACACGATATTTTGACGGGGCGCTTTTTCAAAACTACAGCGCCGTCGCCTCCGCACTCGGCGAGCTCCGATATTTCTATGCGCGGCGAATCCAACTCTATGGCGTAATTCCATATACCACGCAGCGCGCTGTTCAGATATGCCATAATGTCAGTTTCGTCCGGCGCGGGCGCGTTGACGCCGCCGACGCGCCGTTTGACTTCAAGGATAATATCTCTCGCGCTGCTCATGGCTTTACTCTTCGCCTCTCAGCTTCTTCTCCTCATATTTCAGTAACGCTTCTATGAGGTCAGTCTTATTGCCGTTCTGCTTCAACCCGCAATCGCGGGAAAGGTCTCTCAGCGTGGGGATCGTCATTGCTTCCAGTTCTTTCTCGCGCGCCGCAAGCATATCGTCGATTGCGGGGCCGTTCGCCGCCTGCGCGGGCTGCTCCGCCGCCTGCTCGTCCTTATCCTGTTCATCGTTCTGTGCGAAGAACGGCAAAGTCGCCGCGGGCTTTGCCGATACGCCGCGCGCGTCAAGAACAACGCCGTCCGAAGGTATCGCGCCCCATTTTGTCGGGGTAATCGCAAATCGGCAGACGACGCGCTTGCCGACTACACGTCTGAAATCGTTCGCACTCTCCTGCACGATAGGCGACTCATACGTGCAGTTGTAGAGATGCTGAATCTCTTCTCCGCGCAGTCGGATTTTTGCGTTTGTCGGATACTCGCCCAAACGCCCGTTGAGTCCGAACGAAAAATATTTCGCGTCCGGGTTCATGCGGTCTTCTACCATAACCTCGTAAAGCTCGCCTTTTTTGTACATCGAAGCCATATCTCCTATGGCCTCGACCGGCAACATTCCCATTTCCACTATGTTCTGCATGGTATTCTCCTTCAATAACGAAAAAGGGGAGGTTCCCCTCCCCGGTTAGCTCGATGCCCCCAGCGATATGCCTGTCATCTTGCCGTCCTCGGCGACTGCCGTGACAAGATACGGCTTGTTTGAGCTGTCAAGGATTATCGTCCCGACGCGCATCTCGCCAGTTGCAACGGTCGTGCCGGATGTAAAGGCTTCGCCCAGTTTTGCGAATCCGGCGGTGTGCTCTTTGATGTAGTCCTGCTGTTCCTGGAACTCGAACACGTTGATGTCTGCCATTCTGTTCCCCTCCTTACTATTCGGAGACCGCGTGCTCTATGCGCACGATCCAAAGGTCGTTGAGAATCTTAAAGGCATACATGGCCTTCCACCCGGCGCTGGAACGCTGGTTAAGCGGGTCCCCGGTGTTGGAGTTGTCGTTCTGCGTCGGGGCCTTGACGATAACGGCGCTCGACTGGCCCGAAAGCGGAACTTCTCCGTATGCGTCCTCTCCGAAGATGAACGTCGCGTAGACGTTCGCCTTGGTTTCAGTCGCCATGACGCCGCTTCCGGTGCCTCCGGCTCCGAGAAGTTCCGGGGCTTGAGTAGTCGCGATGAAGCGCACACCGCAGACGGAGCCGAACTCGCCTTCCATCACGTCCTGCTGAGAGGAATACTTCTCGACCGGAACGAACCCCGCGAGCGCTTCTATATCCTGCTCCGCGTAGACGTGGCAGATGCCTATAAACGACGGGCGTATAGGTGTGGTGTTGTACTTAACGGTCGCGTTGACCTGCTTGAGCACCGGCTTCGCGAGCGCGGCTTTGAGCGTGCGCACAGCCTTCTTTATCTCGTCGAGCGTTATCTTCGCGACTACGGAAGTGCGCGCTGTCTGTCCGCCTGCGTATATCGCGTTGCTTCCCGTCATGAGCGCGTCGCGCGAAAGAATATCCATCGTTTCGCCCTCTTGGTAGCCGAGCTGAGCGACCGCTTCCGTAAGTATCGGGTCTATCGCCGTGAGGCGCACGCGGTCGGTAATCGGCACCCAGTCGCCATACTGCGCGAGTTCCGCGGTTATGTCCGACTGAGTGAGCTTGCTTCCGGGCGGCGTTACGCCTTCAACGAGCGGAGTCGTGGCCGGAGAAAGTCTTCCCCAACGCGTGAAGCGTATCCTAAGCCCCTGATTCTGCGGTATAGGGCGCTTCTGGCCGAAACGTCGGAACGTGAGCAGCGGCAGGGCTTTTGTTAATGCCACCCTGTCGTAGTAGTCCTGTATCTGGACACGGGAGTTGCTCGTGTCCATTCTGTCGAAGAACGACAGATTTATGTGTCGTATGAACATCCTTTTTCTCCTTTCTTCTTCATCGTTGCATTGAACTTTCCATCAGCCTTGCAAAAGCGGCATCGTCCATGCCCCATATATCGCTTGGCAAGCCGTTTGCGCCGCGCGCGGGCTGAGAGCCGGGGCGCGTCTGCCCGCGTCCGCTTTCCACCACCGGAGCGGGCTTTGAACCGGACTTCAAAACTGTCGGCTGCACGGGCTGCGGCATAGCCTGTTGCTGCGGCTGCGCCGCCCTCGCCCTGCCGAGCCCCGCGAAGTACGGCTCGCCCGTAATGTTGCGGCGCACCTGGTCGTAGACCATCTGGTACGACACGGGGTCTTGGTCCATAGCCGCCTGTAGGCTCGGCGGAACTTCCGAAGCGATTACGTTCAGTACCTCAAGATGCTTGGGGTCCTGCATCGTAAGCTGCACTGTCCTTACAGCCGCAACTTGACGCTCGCGCGCTTCCATCGCGGCGTTGAATTGCCCCATGAAGTCCTGTGGCTGCCCCTGCTGCGTCGTCTGCTGCTGCGCTGTGCTCTGCTCGCCGCCTTGCCCAGCCTGCCACGCGGCGCGCCGCGCCATATATTCGTCCCAGGTCTCGTTTTCGCCGGGCGTCGGCTCTGCGGCGCTTGTCGGCTGCATGGGAGCGGGGCGGGTGTTTCTCTGCGGCGGCTGCGGCTGTGGCTGTGGCTGCTGATACTGCGGCTGAACTCCGTTGCCGTTGACCAGTCCGACGACTTGCGCCATCAGCGCGGGGTTTTGATTGAGCTTTTCAATCAGCCCGCGATACGGCGCTATCTGCTGAGTCTTGCGCGTATAGTCCAGCCCTTGATGCGCGAGCTTTATCAACTCTTCTTCCGACTGCACCGGCACTTCCTGCCCGTGATACTTCAACACGCGGTACGGCGGCGCGGGTTGCTGTTGCTGCTGTTGTGACTGAGTTTGAACAGTCCCGCCGTCTTTCGGCGCGTCTTGTTCCGGTTCTGTGCCGACAAGCTCGTCTTCCTCGCTTCTCCCTGGATTCAACAAGGGAGAGCGTTTGTCAAAAACGGAATAATCCTCGCCTCCACCGTCGGTTGTTCCGCCGTCGCCGACGGAATCCTGCGGAGGCTCCACTGTCCCGTTCTGCGGTTCGACGGGTTCCGGCGCTCCGCCGTCGGAGGTAGCCACTTCACCGTCGAAAAATCTTATATTGATAAATTTCATAATTACACGCCCTTTCCGGCTCCGGCTTTACGGGTGGCCGATAATACAAAAGGCGGCTACAGCCGCCTCAGATTGCTCATTTCTATAAGTCTTTGCTCTTGTTCACGCCTTGCTTCCCTCATAAGGCGCGCAGCTTCTGCTTCGTCCATATACGGGTTTGACAATATACGTTTTTCTTTGCGTCCTTCCATCAAACCGCGCTGAAAGCCGGATTCAAATCCTTCTTTGAAGCCGTCCTCGTAGCTCTTCATTTTCTCTCTATCCTGAACTTCCCGAGCAAATGCCGCGCCTGCATGCGGCGACCTTCGCGCGCGTGCTCCGTAAGGTCATCCCATTCAATAAACGGGAACACCTTGTCTTTGTGATGTTCTTGCGCTACTGTCGCCCCGGCCTCTACAGCCTTGCGTCCCGCCTCGTGAAGCTCTTTCGCCAAAGTTTCAACATCAAGCATTGTCTTCGCCGCCTCTCTATATGGTTTGAAATTCATTATTTTCTCCACAAGCCCGCGCGTTGCGCCGTCGAAGCATATACACCTGTCGTCCACCACAACGAGCGCCGGCGGCTTTTCCGCCTGCACGCGATCAACGGCGATACCATGTTTATTCAGCCACTCGTGTATAGCGGCGATGCCGCACGTTTCCGCGCACCGCGTCGAGACAACGACAACCTCGTAGCCGTGCTCGTTACGCAGCTCGTCAATTACTTCCCTTATACCGGACACGGGCTCGTCGGGGATAACGTCAATACCCTTCCATCCGCTTGTGTAGCTATGAATAACGCCGTCAAAATCGAAGATTACCGTGCGCTTTGACATTAGTCTTTGCTCCTCCTCTTCCGCCACTTGATAAATTCTTTTATCCATACCGCCGCCACGACGATAACGAGAATGCCGCCGATTATCTCTTTCATTCTTTGCCCCCGTTCTCTTGCTTTGCGCGCCGCTCCGACCAATACGCTACGGCGGCAAGCAATGCCGCCAGCGCCACGCCGCCGCCGATGCTTCCGAATAAGCTCGTAAATACCGACGCAAGCCCGCCCACAATCACGGCCGCAATGTACGCCCCGTACTTATCGATAAATTCAGCTTTAGTAATCGCCATCTATAGTTTCCTCCTCAATCTTCACAAACTCCGGATACTGCGCCGCAAGCGTGCGCACCGTGCAAAACAACGCCGCAATAGGCGTCTGCATCGCATAGCAAACACCCCATGTAATAACTCTGGATGGCGATGCTTTCGTTACGTTCAGGCTGTAATCCACTGCGGCGGTCTCCGCCAGCACTTCTGCATACGACGAGAGCGCGCTCATTACCGCGCAAAGCCGGGAACCTGTGCCGCAGTCTGGATTGCCTTCGCTGCGCGCGTGGTCGTAGAAGCCGACGCCGCAATAAAATCCCTCGCCGTTATTAAAAAACTTGACCGTCGTCATCGCCGCCGCCCCTTTCCGCAGCCTCACCCTCTGCGAGCGCTTCTTTAAGCGATTCAATCCACATAACCAAACCGCTCGCCCCCTTGCAGTACGCCACGATATTACCGATTGATTCCTGGTCCGTCATGCTCACCGCGAGAAGGGCCGAGTGCTGCTCCATCTGGTAGAGCGAGGCGATTTTGCGCAGCCCGATAAGGTCGATATTTTTAATCGCCGCGGCCACATCAGGACAACGCAAGAGCTGTTCCAGCACCGGATCGCCCTGGTAGGGTTGTTGCTGTGTACTCACCGCTGTTCGCACCTCCTCCCGCGCCCTGCATTGCGTCGTTTGACGGCGAGCCTTGCAGCGGCATATTCTTCTGCGCCTGAATGCCGAGAACCTGATTGATAAGAGAATAGATTTGCTGGAACGCCTGAACGATAACCTGCGGCGCGGGCGCTTGCCCCTGCTGCACCATCATGCCGAGTTGTTCAATTATCATCATAGCCTGCCGCAGCTTCTCAACTTCCTGCGGGTTGCTGAGGTAGCGGTCGTAATCCTTCCAGCCCCACAGCTCCATAAGCCGCTTGCAAATCTCGTATATGTTCATCGGGCGCATAACTTGCAGCGACATAAGATTCGCAGCGTACTGCAAGAGCAGCATCATCTGCTGCGAGCGCGTCTCATCTCTGCCGGTAGCGCCTCCGACATCAACTGTGACGTCGAAGTCGCCTATCAGGTCATCAGGCGAAATCTCGACCGGACGGTTGAAGACGCGGATAACGATTGTCTGGTCTATGAATTGCTGATTGAGCATCAGCAACTTCTGGTACAACGGCTTGATGCCGGTCTCCGCCATCACGCGCGCTATAAGCTCTATGCGCTGCGCAGAAGCGTCCATGATTCGCGTTATCCCGGTCGCAGTCTTGTTCAGTGAGTTTGCATCAAGTCCTTGGTTATAGGACGTGACGCCGGTGCGTTTTTGCAGCATCGAGTCAATAAGTTCAAGCATATTGAGCGGCATCGACTGCAAACTTGACGGCGTTATCGGCACAACCGCCCCCTGCGTGATATTCGCCTTTACAATCGTCCCCGGGCGAGGGTTCAGAAGCGCGCTCGTATCGACTCCGGCATTACGGTTTACCAACCACATACCATTGTTCTGGAAGCTGACGTTATCGAGCGTCTGCCGCAGAATCGCCGTTTTGAGCGCCTGGAACTCGCCGACAAGCTCCGGCATTCCGACGCCGGAGAATTTATACGGGTCAAGCATTGGGCGCAGCACTTCAAACGGCGCCTGTCCGTGTCCGTATGGATTTTTCTCCATTCGCAGTATCACGTCGCCGCATACGACTACGAGATACGGCTCCTGATAGCCGTCTCCCTTGAGGTCGAGCAGTCCCCACCACTCAAACACCTCCAGCTTGCGCCGCGCGGGTTGAAGGTCTTCGTTCGGGCTTGCGTTCGTCGCGGGGTCGACTTGTCCCGCCGCCGCATATCTCTCCGCGGATTCCGCGTTTTCAAACTCGCTGCGGCTCTTGTCCACCCAGTCTTTGACCTTCTCGACGTTCTTATATATCCCCTCGCGCTCCATGTCGCGCAGTTCGCCGTAGGTACGCCAGACGCGGTGTATGACAAAAAGCGCCTCTTCGATAGCGTCAGCCTTCGGGTCCATCCAGAAATCCTCAGGCGATATAACTTCTACCATCGGCCCGGAGTAAGATTTTATCCTCCGCGTCCCGCGAACATCGCGATAGACGCGCATAGGCTCCAGCGCCACGGGCTGAACCTGCTGCGGTATGGCGTTTATGTACCCGATTTTTGCAAGCATATCGGGGCGCGACTGCGCGAACGCCATCATCTCGTCTGTGATTACGGCCCCCGGCGGAATATCCTCCGGCAGTCCCTGCACGTCGATATAGTCGTCGCTGTCGAGCATGGCCGCTATTTCTGCCTCGCTCGCAACCGGCACGTCGAAGCCCTTCGTTACATAGATGTCTCGCCACGTCACCTTGACTACGGAAGTACCGTAAATCAGAGCCGATTTAATCCACTCATACAGCACGCGGAACCCCTTGACGCGCCGCCCCATGAACTGCCAGTTGAGCAGTTTTTGCAGCTTTTCCGCTTTTGCAACGTCTTCCGTTCCGACCGGCGAGACCGAGACGCACGAATTGGAACCGGCGAAGGTCTTCATGAAGCTAGGCATCATCCACTCGATAGCGTCCATCGTGTCGGAACTTTTTATGCGCGACCTCCCCGGCCTGTCCTTTAGGCCGTCTCCCTTCGCGCGGTAGATGTTATAGTTGCGCACGCGCTGGTCTTGCTCGTTTTCGTTTGCGCGCCGCCCCGTCTCTATGTCGTCCTTTATTATCCGCAGCACCCGCTGCGCAAGGTCGTCGGCTTTCGTCTCCTCGCGCGCCTGCTCTTCCGCGAGCATCGCGGCGGACTCTTCATCGGTCAGCCCGCCCATAGGTACACGGTTTTCTAGCCCGTCTATACCAATTCTCATTCTTCCTCACCGTCCCTACGGCACATCTGCGTCGGGGTAACGCAGAGCCTCGCCGTACATGTCTTCATTCGTCGTATCGCGCCACGCCGGGCGGCTCGCGATAATCATCATCAGCGCGCGCAGCCCTATGAAATCGGGCTTGCGTTCGTCCCCTTCCGCCGCATTGGACAGTTCCCAAATCAGGTTTTTGCATTCGCGGCATACCATGAGCCGCGGCTGTGCGCCAGATGCCGGCCTGTCAAATTGTTCCGCCAGCATCGGCAGTATCGTCCGCCATTCCGACGATCCAGGACAAAGCGGGAAGCCGGCCCCCATGTACGGGCCAGCCCAGACGCCGCCCGTCATCGGGTCTGGCACAAACATATCTTTCGGTGCAAACACCATCGGGCAATACCGCCCGCTCAACACCTGCGAATATTTCACATATAGCTCAGACGGTGAGGCTGTCATATATATTTCGTTCGTAACGTATAACCGCCCCGCAGGCGAGCACACCAGAATGAGTATCGTAGCCGTTCCGTCTGCTTTCACGGAGAGCGCAGCCCATCTGGGCCAGTTCGACTGGACGCGGACGGCTTCTATAACGCACTCCGTGGGGTTGAATGTCGGGACAAGGCGGTTGACCTTCGCATCGTCTGCCATTGCAACGGTATCAATCATGTCGTCGTGCTCACCGTCGGGGAATGAGGAAAGCTCCTCGCAGAAGGCAGGAAGCCACGACGCGCCTTTCGGCACACAGATAAGCCCCGCCTCCAGCATAGGCTGCAAGCGTCCCGCTATTTTCAGCTCCTTATTCTGCCGCGTATGAATTTCCACGACTTTCACCGCGTCCGGCGGAATTTCGCGTACCTTACGCTCGTTTTCGAGCATGACGACAAGCGCCTGCTGATACGCCACCGCCTCTATGCCGAGGCTGTTCGGCTGGTATCTCGCCACGGCCTTGAAGATGTCGTCTACAAGCTCGTTCGGGTTGCGGCGCGCGCGATTGAGGTCAAGAATATACCGCCGTCCATTTTTTGCGTCGGCCACAGTCCCTACGACAGACGGGTCAGCGCTTTTCTTTTTGCTGATAGCGGGGTCGACAATCGTCGTTATTACGGCGTCTTTCAAATCCGCGATAACGTTTTCGTCGTGCAGGTCAACCTCGACGAGTTTTTCAGGATTCAACGGTCGAGAGAGCGGCGACATGTTGACGCACATTTTCTCTCGCATATAGTGGTCTGCTTTGCCGATGGATTTCAACGAGAGATATTCCGTCAGTATCTCTTCTCGCGTCCAGCGGGCAGGCCATGTCGGCTCTCCGACATCGACAGACACTCCGTCGTCATTGAGATACGTCGCTATCCCGATACGCATACACTTGAATTTGAGCGCCGCAGCATGGGCTATTACACGCTCAATGACACAGCGCGCGCCGATGTTGTTGCCAATCATAAAAATGCGGCTCGCCTTGCCAAGAAAGAGCACGTCGGAGAGAAACCAGTCCCAGTCTTTTTCCGGTATCAATTCCGACGAAATATCCGCCGGGTCTTGAATATCGTTGAGTATCACTATATCGGGGCGCTTGACGCCCCAGACGCGGCCTCGTATCGAGCCGCCTTTACCGAAGGTCTCTATGCGCACTCTCATGTCGTTTTTATAGAGCACTTCGAAAGCGTCCCCCGAATCTTCGACTATGCGCCGGACGTTCGTCCGCAGGTTGTCGTGCTGCGGGCTCTGCCAGCGCCGCGTGATGTCTCGGAGTTTGGAGGACATATCCGTCTTATTCGCGCCCACCATAAGTATGTAAGAGCGGTAGTCGACCGGGTATGTCAGCGCGTGCATGATGTTCGCCGAAAAAACAATCTGGTCTTTGCCGCTTTCGCGGAAGCCCTCGATGGCGAAGTGGTCTCTACCGTGAAGCAGTATATCGCTCCAAGTATGGTGAAATTTCGGGGATTCCACGTCGTTGTCGCCAGCGAGATGAACTTTGCGAAATTCGACGAGCGACTGAGCGCAGCGAAGTTCTTGACGGATAAGCTCTTCGTTCATGATTATCACCTATTTTCAGCGCGCCAATATCCTCACGACACTGATGTCGGGAGCATGGATATAAGCGCGAAAAAGAGCAGAAGGAGAGAGGAAACAATAAAGCCCTTTACTCCGATATGTTGAGGGGGTCCACCACCCTATTGAGCGCGCCCCCCGGGGGCGTACCCGCCCATGCGCCGCCGCCGCGCAGCGGACGCCGTGCCAGCCGACGCAGTGCACGCCAGAAATGCCACGACCAAAACAGCCGAGCAACTCTCCGTCCTCCCCCAAAAAAGAAAGGGCCGCCAGAAACGACGGCCCTCGTCACAAGGAGGAGTGTGTGGGGAGAGAGTGAAGCAGACCGGTGTGCCTCCGGCCTTCATGGGAAGCAAGGGGAGCCGCGCTGGGGGCACAACCCCCCAGACAACGCCCATCAGCGTAGCAAATTACGTATCACAGCCAAATTGGCAACGGCTCAATGCCTTGCTAATACTCGCTTTTTTCATTTTCTTCGGAGGCTTGCCCAGCCTTCAAATTACAAGTTATTACCTTACGTTCAATTTGTACTGACTTTTTGCAACGACTGTACATTATCGTCCGACGCACCGTCCGCGCCCATGCTATGCAGGCGGGACATCTCCGCTGTGATAAGGTCTCGGACGTTGGCAACCTCGACCGAAACGGCGACGTTCGTCGCGCCGGAAGTATCGGCGTTAAAAAGTCCGAGATAGCGCGCGATGCTCTGCAAGGCGGTATTTGCACCCTTTGAATCGAACTTCCAGACGCCGCAAAGCTCTTCGACCTCTTCGCCGTCCGGCCCTTTGCGCTTGACTTTCGTCGTGACTTGGCGGCCTTTTGCGTCTAAAACGGGCGCGGCGCTGATACATTGCTGATAAATTCTCCAAAAGCCAGCTAAGACGTTATCACGATTGATAAAATGCTTCGCCGTGAACTCAGAGTTAAGGGCGTGTATACGAGCCTGAACCCTAGCGTCTGACATGAGCCGCGCGACGCTCGCACCAGCCGCCCTTTCCGTACACCGATAAGCCTCCATATAGGCTTTCGTCGCATTTCTCGGCAAAGGCTGCTCCACATAAAACCTACAAAAAGCCTCCTGCTTGTCGTTAAGGCCGCCCGGATTCACATAGGCAGAAGCGTCGGTTACCTTTGACGAAGAACTCTCTTTGCTCTTCACAATTTCTTTATCCTCCACCAAAAGCACCTCCCTTCGAGCTAACAACCTGTGTCAAAGCCTCTCTTTAAGGATTCATAAAGGCTTTAAGAATATTTCTCTTATAAAAAACACACATTAAAGATAAAAGACAGAAATAAAAAGACTTGAAGAACAGAAGTGTTTGCAAAAACACTTAAATTCATCGTAATAAAAAGTACCATAAAACCCCGAAAAAACATAGTAATAGTAAAATGCTTATTTTTATACAATACAGATACAATCTAAAACTTCAAAAATATTCTTCCAGAATTTTCAAATTTCTATATTGACATCATAGCATTTGTGATCTATGATATGCTTGGGGTTTTTTAAGCTCAAATTTTAAGAGACTTGGAAGAAAAGGGGAAAGACTATGTACACGGAACTTCTTGCAACTCTGAATGTCAACAAAAACGGGAACGAAGTTGAGCAAGTCCTTGTTTGGCTCCGCGACACTTACAACAGCGAGTGCGTCGACAGCTCTATCACGAGACAGGAATATGACCCTGACATGCGCAACTACGTCCGCACCAGCGGCAAAGTCAGCCGCATTGAACGTCCTGAGAACATCTACACGTACTTCTGCGAACTGGCAGAAGAATGGCGGTACAGGCTCAATCAGCAGTATGGGCTTGACGCCGTGGATCGGATAGAGCTCTGCGTGACACTAGAACTCAACGGCAGGCGCGTAGACCTCAATCTGCGCACCGTCGTGAACAGGATTCGCGCGGACATCTGGGAATACAAGAGCTCCGCTCATGGTTATCAAGAGATGGCGCACAAAATGCAGCTTCTTGACCGCCCTGAAGACCTATTCAGATTTTCAGCAGAGCAGGCGGGGGAATACCAAAAAAAGCTCGTGAGCGACGTAAAAGAACAGCTCAAAAGAGAAATTGACGAGCTTCTTCCGCAGATGGAGGCAGCGGAGATGGGGACGGAAGAGCGCGACCGCATATTTGAGGAAGTAGACGCTCGCGTGGCGAAGCTGACGGCAATCATGGCGGACGAAGCGCTCGCGGCGGAGCCGGTAAGGGCATAAGGAGGCATCGCACCATGACCGAAGCTATATTCGACCTGCTGCACGAACCCCGTGATACACGGAAGCGCTACACCTTCCGTTACTCCATGACAATCAGCGGCGTTGTCGAGATATTCGCCGAGGATGAAAAGGCCGCCGAGTCCGTGTTACACGAGCGCGAGAAGGCCGGCACACTGCCGCTCGACCTTTACAGCATCGACAACCGCATTATCAGCGGGACAGAGCAACTTGTGAATTGCTCCGAGATATGACAGCAGGTCGAAACGGGCTCCGGCCCGTCCGTCCGTAATGCGGGCGCTGATGAGACCATAAAGGGGAGATTAAGAATGTTACAGATTACAGACGAGGCAAGAAATAAAATAGCCACAGCAATCGAAGACGCAGAAGAATATGCGCTTTGCGGCGTGAGGGCTCAGGTCTATTACGACCCCCAAGACGGTGATGTGTGGGTTTCGCAGCTTCAGCAAAATGAGACTTACAGAGAGCCACGCTATATGTGCGTATATAGTGTTGAGCCGTTCACTCTTGAGGAACTCTACGGAGACGATAAAAATCTCGCCGAAGACCCCGAAGGCTTCCGCGCCTGGTATCTCCACGATTGGCGCGGCGACAACAACACAAACGGGTTGAACCCGGAGGCAATTATTGATGAATGGCTTCAGCAAAACAGCAATGATTGATGACGAGAAGGCGCGGGCGTTCATATACGCTCGCGTTTCAACCGGCTTTCAGGTGAATGGCATCTCTCTCGAAGGGCAAATCGCAGAGGTGCGCACATGGGCAAGAGACAACGGCTATACAATCATCGACGAGTATATAGATGAAGGATTATCCGGGCAATCCGTCAGTAGGCGCGCCAGCTTCCGGCGCATGATTGCGGATATTGATATACATAAACCGTCCGCAATTCTCTGCTGGAAGCACAGCCGCCTTTTCCGCAACCTTGAAGAGTCCCTGACATATAAGCACATGCTACTAAAGAAGGGCGTAAAACTCATAAGTGTAAAGGAACCGATAGAAGACGGGCCAGTCGGACGCCTTATCGAATATATCCTTATGGCACTCAATGAATTTTACAGCGCAAACCTAGCAGAGGACTCGCTTCGCGGTCTTTGTGAGCTCGCGAGGCAAGGATATTTGACATGCAAACCGCTATATGGATACAGAGCCGCAGAAGTTCGCAATGACAAAGGATATATTAAGCACCGCGCGGTGATCGCACCTGGACAGGCAAGAGTGGTGCGGCAAATCTACCAATGGCGCGCCGAAGGCATCGAGCTGCGCGAGATTAGAAAGCGATTGAACAGCCGAAAACTTCCGAGCCCCGGCGGCGGTATATGGAGAGAAAGCGCAGTATTCAATATATTGCACTTGCACAGAGAAAAATATCTCGGCAACCTGATTTTCAACCAGAAGGGACACAAAGGGCCGCTCAACCCGATAAACTGCATCAAGCCGCGGTCAGAGTGGATTATTGTCCCCGGCGGATTACCAGCTATTATCACCCAAGAAATGGCAGACAGAATACCTCCGCCACAAGCAAATAAGCGCACAAAAAACAGAGAGGGGCAATAAGCCCCTCTCTGTTTATTCTCGCGCCTCTTGCTTTCGCAGCACGTCGAGCCGTTCCTCGCGCAGTACCTCGCGCAAGGCGCAGACGTCAGCATACACCGCTATGCAGCCCGGCGCGAGCTTTGTACGCGCAGCGTCCACAAGCGAGCGGACATAGCTCGTTGATAGATGGAGCTGCGCCGCTGCGGCGGCAGGGGCAAGCCCTTCAAAATAAACGGCGTGAGTGACGCGGTTTTCATTGTGATTAAGTAGCTTCATTCCGCAGCGGACCGCGGCAACGATGCGGCGCGCGCGGCGAAGACGGGCGTCCTTATCCGCCGCCATCGCGTAGCGGTCTCCGGCCGAAACGCCGCTCCCGCCGTCAACATGAACGTCGTCGCCGACGCTGCCGCCCGCGCACAGCCCTTGAAGGTATTCCTCACGCGCCGCCTTGTCAGCGAGCGCGTCGGGATAAGCGCGCAAGACGGCCTCAGTCGTTGCAAGTTCATCTGGATACATCTATCCACCTCCTGTTATCGTCCTAAATACCGCCGCACGGCATCGAAAGCTTCGTCGCAGCCTTTGCAGACCTCGACCGCATAGCCTTGACCGCGCAGAAGGTTGATGTAATAGCGCTGTCGCGCGCTCAGGACGCCGCCCTCTCGCTTTTTCATCTCAATGAAGAGACCGGACGCCCCTTTATGCGGATAAGCAAGGAACAAATCCGGCACTCCGGGACGCACGCCCTCTGCTTTGAGGTCGCACGCGGTCTTGATGGGGCGACGCCCGCCGTTCGGTATGGCAAAGAGCAGCATCGCGACGCCCGGCGGATACGCCGCCTCGACCATGCGCACAAACTGCGCCTGCTCGTCATGCTCGCTCGGAGGCTCCAGCTTGTCAAAACAGTTTGCTTTGTTCTTCGCTGGCATCGACGTGTCTCCTTTCTGCCTTTGCGCCCGGCTCGCCCCAGTAGCAACCTACAAGCGGGTCTATTCCGATAGGCGTCGGCACGCGCCCGCATATCGTCGTGCCGTCGTCGCCGACGCTCTTGAAAAAGCGACATCCGTCAACGCATTTCATCCACATGGCGATCGTTCCTCGTTTCTAAGTCCGAAAGCAACGCCGCGACTTCCCCTGCGCGTTCTACCAACTCTGCATAATCTGCGCAGCGAGCGCATAACGGGCTTGTATAGTCAAACCCGACCGGGCAAAGCTCATCGTCCGGCTCGGTGGGCACTCCGCCTTCCAGTGTGCCGCGCACAAGCCGGCGCTCTGCACAGCCGCTGCAAAAGACCTCGTTTATTACGCTCTCTAAAATGTCAATGACATCTGCGCCCGTCATGCCTTCGTCCACCCTCTGTCTGACGCAATGGCGTCAAGGTAGTCCTGCGCGTCTTCCGCCGTCAGGAACAAAAGCGTTGGGGCGTAGCGCTTTCCACTGCAATAGAGCCCATACTTGTCGCACGACACGAGCCGCTGCACATAGTATTGTTTCCGGCCTTCGTAATAGACATACGGATTGCTCATACCTGCTCAGCCCCTTAATCTGCCGAAATAACGCGCGACTCCCCAACAGATGACAAGCCCGCCGATAAACGACACGACTGACGGAAGTCCAAGCGCCGTAGTAATTGCCGCCCACACGGCGCCGCCCAGCAAGACAACTGCAATCTCATATAATTTCATCGCTAATGCCTCCTATATGAACGGTTTTAGGTTCGGCGGCTGATAATGCGGCCCCTTGAGGATTTTGCCGTCAGAGCGTTTGATGGGTTTCCTGTCCTCCCCCAACTTTGACATATTTGAGCGGTGAACCTCACGAAACGCGCCGTCCACGTCCATCCCCATCTTTAGCCCTAAGCCAATCAGGACATAGATTGAATCGCAGATGCCATCAAGTATTTCTTCCTTGTCCTCGTCCGCCCACCCGCTGCACCATCTTCCATAAGCGCGCCCAAGTTCACCAAGCTCTTCGCAAATCAGCTTCATCTGGGTTTCCAGCGAGTTCAAATATGCGTCTCGTGTTGGGGCGGTAAAAGAGGTGTGTATTCCATAGGCTCCATTAAACTCCTTTACGAGTTCGGACCATGACTTTATGAACATGCTGGGCAAAGAAGCACCTTCAGGTTTTATTGCTTCCAACGGGTCAAGTCTTACAGGCTTGAACATTTTTGCAGGACGGTTCCAGCACTTTTCACAGCCTAAGGAAAAACCGTCTTTATCAAGAGGGCATAGAGGGGTAGGTTGTTCGTACCCAGCTTCAAAAAAAGCGACACGGAACTTGTTATCTCCGGGACATCCGCCGCTCCAATACATTTCAGGTCTCGTCATGCGTACCACGTCAAGCAGCGTTTTTGGCGTTTCAGCTTCCGCCAGCGCACACTGTTCCTTCTCGCTCATATGTTTAAGGGCAGCAACGGCGGAATTGTTCGGCCGATCGTCGAGTTCCGGGTGGGTCTCTGCGAACTCGCGCAAAAACATGAGCTCACACAGTGCATGGTCGAGATGATTGTAGCCCGTCTCGGGGTCGTTCGTTTCCCCGCTCCACCATGCAAAGAGATGGCGGAGCGCCGCGCCGTAGCACCTGCTCCAGTCAAGCCCTTTCTCCCAGTTGCGCGCTCCATACTTATGTGCACCGAAGGTCAAAACTTTGCCTACGCCGATAAGCGGGATAACCGGCAGAAGGTCAAGGCGCACCTTCTCATTATCATATTTCATCGCTTCGCTCATTGTCGTTAAATCTCCTCTCGACTAGGTAAATCCAGATAACGCCATAAAATCGGATAGTCTCCAGCTAGTTCACGCAGCTTGTCAGTACCTGTCGCCAAATCCCTGCCAGTCATACAAGCCGGAATTATGACTATCGGTTTTTTGCATATAAGAAACTCAACCTCTTCGCCGCGTTTAGGCCAGCCGTATTCTGCGATTGAGCGCCATTCGTGACGCTTTGGCTTAGGCGCAGGCATCTGTTCCGACCTCCATTTCGATGTCCTCGGCGAGAAATTTCAGCTCGCGCGCGTTTTCCGCTATGTCCTCCAGCTGCATGTGCGAGTTATCCCATGTCTCCAAATATGACTCGTATAAGCCTTTTTCTTCGGGGGTCTCGGCGTGCATTTCAAGGTATGTGCTCATTGCGTCGGCGCTCTTGATTGCCGCTTTGAGGTCGCCAATTTTCAGCTTCTCGATTATCGTTTTGAGCTTTTCTAGCTGTTTCTCCGTAACTTTATACTCTTTCATCGTTGCTCTCCTTTTTATTTGCCGCGCACTCCGCGCAGCACACAGCCTCTTTGTTATCCCCGACGGGGACAGTTTCGGCACATCAAAGGTCTACGGGTTTGCCGCAGAAGTAGCAGGTAATCATGACGCTATGTCCTCCATTAGTAATTGCACCAACTTAAGATAGGCTCGCCCTTGTAGCCTTTTTGCCATATAAACCACGCATAGGCGGCGGCGGAGCCTGTGAGCGGATATTTTTCAAAGTCGCCATTTTTTGCGCACTGGACACGCTTAACAGAAACAATCACATTCGACGGAGGGTAACGCTCAAAAAACACACGTCGGCCTTGTCCCTCTAGGAATGTCAGCTTAAGGAACATGCAGACAAGCGAGCCATTCCTAATAAGCCTGAGCGCATGCTCAGCAAACTCCCGAGCATACTTGTACGGCGGATTGGTCACTATATCTCCGTTCCACTGCTCCGTTTGTAGCAGGAAGTCAACGCCACTTTCTCCGTAGCCTCTATCCACGATGTCCGTGGCTCGTCCAAGAAGCCCGTAGCGTTCAAACACCTTCGCGAGATGCCCGGCGCCGCACGCGCATTCCCAGACATTACGAGCTCGACATGCTTGCACAATTCTTCCGCCATGCGCGGATCGGTCGCGTAAAAGTCGTAGCCAGCACGTTCCTCTGCGCTGTGGTTGGACGCGCCAAGTGTTGCAAAAAGCGAGTTTTTATTTCCCGTGTAGTCCTTCATTCCTAACATTCCTCAAACAACGGCGTTGTGCCGTCAGTCTCACTCTTTCCCGCGCGCGGCGATGTCCACCAATCCCAGACATCACGGCCGGTGCGCCACTCGCACGGCTTACCTCGCTCCAACCTGTGGGCTATGAGTCGGTCGAAAGCCCTGATGTAGAGCGCCTTATATCGAGGCCAGCGCTCTGCCTCTTGTAGCCGTTTCCGCCAGCCTCCCATTGGACAGCAGATACAGCCGAGTCGCTTAAAGCCCTCGTCGTAGAGTGAGCAGTAGTCTAAGCCGCGGGCGTGGATGTACTCCCAGACTTCAGCAGTTGACCAGTCGAAGATAAGATGCAGATAGTTCTTTGATGGATCGCGTTTATCTTGCTCTATCTTATGGCGCTTACGCCGGCTGACACTTTCCGCCGCGCGAACGCCCGTCACGACTGTCCGCCCACGCCCGCCGCGTTCCTTAAGCACTGCGCAGCAGTAGCGGACAATGCGCGTAGGCGGCATCAGCTTGCGGGGAATCAGCTCCCACATCGACATCGCGGGACGCTCGCTGGCGACATCAGCCTGCTTACGGATGTGATAGACCAACTCGGGCGGGTCGACAGTCGTGATGTTGTAGTGCGCGTCATATTTGACGCCCGAGCGTCGCACGAGGTCAAGGATTACCGTGCTGTCCTTGCCGCCGCTGTAGGCTACGTAGTAGCCTTCGGGCGGCTCATGCTGACGGAGCAAGTCGAGGGCATCAGCTTCTTTGTCGCGTAAGCCGAAGAGTGTGTTTTCGCGGAGCATGGATAACGCCCTACGCCGCCTTATCCTTCGCGCGCGCCGCGCAGTTGGCCCCGATAATCGCCGCTGCGACCGGCGGGCATACGCTGTTGCCGACCATCTGTACTTGCGCGCTCTTCGGCAGCGGCTTGCCCTGGTACTCAAAGTCGATGATGTAATCCTCGGGGAAGCCCTGCGCGCGGTACAGCTCGCGCGGCTGTAACATCCTCATGCCTATGTCGGTTATGACGTACTCTTCTTCGCCTATCCGCACCGTGACAAGACTCATCTTGTCTTTGCTGACTACCGTGTGCATCGGCTCTGTGACCGGCGCGCCTGTCTTCTCACGTCCATAATATTTATCCAAGAACGCCGCGACGAGGCCGGTTTTGCCTCCGCATCCGTCCGGCATGACGGTTCCAAGCGGCTGCTCGATGTCCGCCCCGCTGGACGTACCGAACTGGCGCATGAGCGTGCAGGCCGCAAGGCTGTGATGGTCTATCGCCGTGACTGTGCCGATCGGCTCGTCCACTTTTTGGCCGACGACGCCACTGTAATGTTTGAGCAAGTTCGCGCAACAGAGCGCATACCGCGGCGAAGCGTCTACAACGTTGAGCGGCACGTCCAGCATTTGCCCTCTGACTTCGCGCCCCGTCTGCTCTGTGTGATACTGTGCGAGAAACGCGGCGCAAAGCGCGAATTTGTTGTGCTGCGTCGTGATTGTGTGCAGCGGATCTTCCACGTCCTGACACGGCTTTTCACCCCACGTCTGCTTAACGAGCGCAGGCATCACGATGCCCAGAGCGTGCGGGCTTCCGGCTGGACGTTCCGACTTGCCGCCCGCCGTTATGGTAGGCATGGGCTCGGTAAGCTCTTGTCCTACTGCACCGCCCCTAAATTTCGTGATGTGCGGAGAAGCGATGCCGAAGAGGTCCCCCGCGACGATAAACGGATGCGGATTGTTGAGTACATATTTGACGACGCCCTTTGCGATGCGCCGCAGCGTGTTCTCCACGAGCGGCTTCTCGCGCCCGAATATCGAGCGGACCGGGATAGTCCAGTCTATGCACTCCGCCGCAGTGTGGTACGGTCTGCCGGTTCCCGGGCCGTGCGTCTTTTCAGGCCATACGATAGGGTCTCCGTCGCAGCGCGCTATGAGATAGAACCTGTTGCGGGTCGTCGGCGCGCCGTAGTCGCAGGCTGCAAGCTCGCGGTACTCTACACAGTAGCCGAGTTCGCGGAGTGAGGCGATGAAGTGCCGGAAGGTCTCACCGGCAAGAGCCTTGATAGGCTGTCCGTTTCCGTCAAGCGGCCCCCACGTCTGAAATTCTTCGACGTTTTCGACGAATATCACCTTCGGACGCACCTCACGCGCCCAGCGAACTACTACCCACGCAAGCGAACGGATTTTCTTATCTTTGGGCTTTTTCCCGCGCGCTTTGCTGTGGTGCGTGCAGTCCGGCGACGCCCAGAGCATACCGACCGGGCGGCCTCCGCAGGCTTCTACCGGATCTACGTCCCAGATGTCTGTAATGTAATGCCGCGTGCTCGGATGGTTGAGCTTGTGCATGGCGACAGCCGCGGGATTATGGTTGATGGCGATGTCAGGGTCGAAGCCCATCGCCATTTTGAAGCCGCACGACGTTCCTCCGCCGCCGGCGAAAAGGTCTACGCAGATGTCCATCGGGCCTAGCATGACGGTTTGCCTCCCACGCACTCTCTGTCTTCCCATAACATATAAGCGAGCGGCTCGTTTCTCAAAATCAGTTCGCGTGCTATTTTCTCAGCCTCGTCGCGGTTCTGATAGCGGCATGCAGCGAAGTATTCTTTGGTGCGGTCGGAGTTTTGCGGTTCCCAATAGAACGTTTTATTCTGTTCGCTCCAGCACAGCCGCGCGAAGTCTCGCGGGTGGATAGCCCAACCCTTGCCGGAGAGCGTCAGAAAATAGCCGCTCGTGTCAAATTCTTGCCCTTTAACGCAAACTGTGTATTCATTCCCGAATGTCGTTATAATGTCGTCGTTAATCATTCTCCCGCGCCTCCCTCCAGCTTTTTCCTAAACGTTTGGACTGCCTCTGCTGTGTGAGACAGCAAATGTTTCGTCTCTGCGTCAAATGTCCGCGTTGCGCACAAAGTAAGCACTTCCTCAACAATGCCAAACAGCACTACCGCCTCCGGCATGAGGTTCGTCGCATCAACCATGCGCCGAAGAATCTTAAAAACATGGCTTCTGCTGGTCGATAAGACATAAAAACGCCCGTTGTCCGCATAGACTGTTAACGTTGGTGGTGTTTTATCGTCATACATGACAACTTTGAGCGGTAAGGTGTTCATATCGTCGTCAAATGGCGGTTTCAATTTTCTTACCTCCTGTGATGTCGGCTATCTCGTTGTAGAGCTTTTTGAGGTCGTTTTCTGTGACGGGTGCGTTTGAGTGTGCGAAACGGTCAAAGTAGAGCTTCAGCGCGCGCTCGATTTCAGGCATGAGGTTCGCGCACTGGACGATGTAATTCATCGCAGCTTTTTGCGTCGGCGTTCCGGTACACTCAAGCACTATGCCTGTCGACAGGTTTTGCGCGTTACATATAACCGCAAACGTGGCGCTACGCATATCTAACTTCCACGGTAATGCGCCGCATACGCTTCCGAGTCGATTTTTTGTCATTCCGCCGCCTCCTGTTCGAGCCATTTCTTGATGCCTTCTTCACAAGCGGGAGCCCCGAATCCGCACGGGGCAAAACTGAGATAAGCGCAACACTCACAAGCCTTCGTACCCAACAGTTCCGCCAGCTCGTCCACCGTCATGTTTTTGATGCGGTCGAGGTTCGTCATAGTGTCTTCACCTGCTCCCAAACCGTTTTATACCCAGCGCGCCGCCTCATCTTTGCGAGCGACCGCGTGAGATCTAGCGACGCGCGTTTCAGTGCTCCGCTCTCCATAGGCCACCAGCCGGATTCAGGCGGTGCGCTGCCATTCTTGTTTTCGTATTCCTTCATGCGCCGCAGCATTTCGGTTGCGCGCGTTTCAAACCTTTTCGCCTCCGCGAGGGCGGCTTCGATGTCGTGCTTAGTCATTTTGCTGTCTCCTGCTCTGCCTTATCGTTGCTCTGGGCTGACATGAGCCGAGCCTCGATTTCTACCGCATAATTAAGCACGCCGAGGAACATCATCGCCAGCTTGCTCTTATCGCCAAGCGTTGCATCTACGACAAAATCCTTCAAAGTTTCTTCTGTCGGGAGTTTATCTTCTTCAATGCCGTATGACTCAAAGAACCACTGTCTTATCTCGGGTCTGTGAAAATAATTGTTGATGTTTTTCGCAAACGGCTTCATTTCGCCGCCTCCATTTCCGGCAAGTCCAGCGGACGCCAAAAAGCCCAGTCTTCTACACCAAACCCATATGTGGAATCTATATAGCCATCTTTAGCAGATTCACACACTTCAACAAGTTGATTCTTTGGCGCAGGCTCTTCGCTCTGCTTCCGCCAGCGGCATCTTTCTTTCAGCGCAGCGAGCTCGGTATTTGCCTTGTCTAGCAGAAATTCTTGATGGTCTAAGGCCTCTAGGTTATCCATGTTTGCGCGGACACCTCCTTGAAGCTCTTCTGCCAGATCCACAACCGCCTTTGCCAAAGCAGTCATACAGCCGGTAGTAGGCGCGTTGGGGTCTCCGTGCTTGTCTGCAACCTCCAGCCAATGCCGCGCAAACTTGATTGTTTCCTGCGCTTCCTGTGTCATTGCTCCGCCCACATCTTCCCGCCGCAGCAGAAGTAATCTTCCACCGGCTCAAAATCGTCCATCACGAGCTTGTTCGTTTCTGAGCACCAGAACCCACCGTCGCCGATGTACGTGCAGTTATCGCAGTTCTGGCAGATACGTTCGGCTTGTTTCTGCCTGCGTTTATGGCGTGTTCTCATTTTTCGCTCCTTGCCCTTAATACGGAATGTCTGCGTCTCGTGTCGGGTCGAAGCCGTTTTGGTAGTCGTAAGCCCCGCCGCCCTCGTCCTCGTTCTTCTTTGCATACGAGAGCAGGCAGATTTCGTTGACGTGAACCTTTGCGGCATAGCGCTTTTGCCCGTCTTTGTCGTAGCTCTCAATTTTGAGCTTACCGAATAGCAGCGCAGGCGCGCCCTTAGGCAGATATTTCTCCACTACGCCCGCTTGATTGCCCCAAGCGACGCACTGAATAAACTCCGTCACTTTAACGTACTCACCGCTCTTATCCTTGTAGTCGTCGCTGACGGCGAGTGTGAAGGTTGCAACCTTCTGCTTGTTCGGCGTGTACTTCACTTCGGGATCGCGGGCCAGATTGCCCATAAGCGTGATTTTATTTACTCCCTTTGCCATTTATTCCACCCTCTTTTTCGTAGCAACGGCAGCCGCAAGCGCGCCGCCGTGTTCTGTTCTCGTGTTCGCTGCACCGCTTCCGAGCGCCGCGCGGTCGAGTTTTCGTCCTGTGAGCGCGTCCACCGGCGCGGGGATATGGTCTAAAAACCCGCGCGCTTTGTTGTCCCGCTCGAAAAATCCAGGAAAATATGCGGGGACGCACTCGCGCCCAGGCGCAGGCGTCCACGACGCGCAGCGCTCGCCTGTCGAATAGAGCTTGGCGAACTTATTGCCGAAGAACTCCAGCTCCTTGTCGCTCATTGATTCAATGAGATTCACCAGACGCTCCCAGCCGCCCAGCTCGCGGATGGCGAAATGGTAGGCCGGTGTCGGGAAGCGGACGCTCGCGTATATCCCGAAGCGCGCCGCAGCGGCAACAACCCTGCGCCATGCCAATTCCGCGCGCTCCGCCTCTGTGCCCTGAATTTGCTGGACGATGTGTGCCGCAGTTGGGAAATACTTGCCCTCTGAGCTCACAAGGTGCCGGCCTATCGCCGCTCTGACTGCTTCAAGCGGATAAGGGCGCAGCGCCTCGAAAATCAGCAGCAGCCCCGTTTCGCTCCGCGGCTTCGCGCCGAGACTTTCAGCCGCCGCGTTCATCAGCGCACAGAACGGTTTCCAGTCGCGATTTTCATCCATCGCAGTCCATCTCCTCACGAAGCGAGCCGAAGCGCCCAAAGAACGCCTCTCGTGCTTCGTCGTAGTCGCGCACCGCGCCGCCAGCCTCTTCCGGCTGCGCCCCAGCAAGGCTGCCTCCCGGTGCGAAGTCCTCCCACGCCCTGTCGCTCCCGAGAAACGTCGTCGAGTGCATAATCCGGCTTGGCACGCGATGTTCTCGCGCGCAGAGAGCCGCGTAATTCTGCGCCGCGATGACAAGCGATTCCGGCGGAATGCCCGCCTTGACAAGCCCCTTCCAGCGCGAGAACGTGCCGGATTTTTTCAGCCGCCGCGCGGACGGATAGGCTTGCCAGAAGGCTTCGAACTCGGGGGGATAATCCGTGGCTCCGGTGTGGCGGTCGCCGCTCGGGGACGCCCCCATGTTTTTTATTTCTGGTTCTGGTTCTGGTACTGGGGCTGGATCTGGTGCTGGTGCTGGGGTTGTACCAGTCGTTGACGGTCGTTCGACGGTCGTCAACGGTTCTTCGTCCACCGTCGGCAACTCGTTATTGACTGGCGGGACAACCGTTTCTGTTTTGTCGGACGGTGGCGTGACGGCCTCGCCGTTTTGTAAGTACGACATCGCGGCTTCGTGGCTGTTCGCATGACGAATGGCATAATATTGTTCTTTCGTTATGCCGTTCAGCCCCGCGTCGCGCGCGGCCTTCGCTGCGGTCGGGTTTTGACCGCCCAGCCGGTTGAGCCTTTGAGTGTCGCCGCGCGCGCGGCTGTCCGCCACGTATGGATTATTCTCCGCCCAATCGTGCAGGGCGAGCGTCCCGTCGTCGTGGACATCGAGAAAGCCGAGCTCAATCAACGCGCTTTCAAGCGCGCCGTCTTCGCCCTCCCAGTCCGCCATCAGCTCAACGTCGCCATCGGCCTGTTTGCCGAGCTCGCCGTCGGGGAACATCTTCGCACAGTACGCCCACAGCGCGATAAGAGCCAACACTCCATCAGCGCCAAGACGCTTTTTCAGCTTCTTGACCTTTACGTTCGCAAAAAAATCCGTGGAAAGCCGTATATCAGTGTTCATTTCAGCGCTTCTCAGCCAAAGGGGGCTTATGCGCCCCCTCCGCTATGCTTCCTCGCGCGCCCGAAGCAGCGCTTCCGCGGCTGCGATTACGCGTTTGACGTTCGTCGCTGTGCGCCATCCGGCTGACAACTCTGCGACGTCCAGCGATTCAGCGATAAACTGTTCACGCTCGCGCGCCGTAAGGTCAAGCCCCGCGCCGCCGAGTATCTCGTCCATACGCTCCTCGAGTGTGGCAAGGTCGTCTTTGGTCGAGGGTTTTTTGCTCGTTTCCGGCATCTGTTCCGCCATGTCTGCGGCTTCCGGTTCCGCAGAAGCCGCATCGGTCGGCGCTTCGTCAATGTCCGCGTCGACGTCTACGACATGGGAGACCTGCGCTTCAAGTACGCTGTCGCTCGACTTCGCATCTTCCGGCGTTATGGAGACAACGCCGTCGTCCTTGTTCATCGCAATGGCGGCATCCGTAGATTTCGGCAGCCACTTGAATATTTTTCTCATACACGTCTTCTCTGCCATGCTTGCAAAGTCAGTCTGCCACGGGCCGGACGAATGGGCGCGGCTCTTCTTTTCCGCGTGCTTTTTCGCGTCGGCTTTTGTGATGTAATAGAAGGTTTTCTCGCCGTCAGGGAGCGTCACCATGACGTAGTAACCGACTTCTTCGCCACGCTCGCCTGTGATCGGCGGCTTGTGTATGAGCCTCTCACTGTCGCCATAGACGATTTCAAACTCGTCGTGTTTGCAGACCTCGCGCGCGATTATCTTCTTACAGCCGCCCTGATAGGCAAGGCGCTGCATTCCCTTGTAACCGAGGATAAACTGCGCCAGCTTTTTCCCCGTTTTGTCCTTAAACGGCACAAGATAGAATTCGTCCAACCCAGGCGTCGGGTCGAGGCCCAGCGCGGCGCCGGTAAGCGCGCCTCCGAGCACGGTGGAAAGCTCACACTCGGCAAGGCCGCGCGACTGGCGAACGAGCGTCATGAGTATGCGTGAGAACCTTTTCGCGTCCTTCTTGATGGCCGTGGGCAACGCGTTCTCAATGCTCTGCAATATGTCGGGGTTGTTCAGCTTCATGTACATGATGTCCGCGGGCGTCGCCTGCTTGCGCACAGCGGCAGCCCTTTCCATAGCGGCCTTTGTTTTATCGTTGACAGTCGGCATTTATATTTCCTCCTTAAAATTTACTCAGCATATAATTGAGCGCCCACGCTTCGGGGCTGTACAGCCATAGCACCGCGCTGGGGGCTGTCGCAATTGCGAGTCCTCCCGCGATTAGACTTGTTATCAAGTAAAGAATGCACAAAACGTCGTTGCGCACGTTCCGCAGTGCTCCGAGCAATGTTATCAACATAAGTGTCGCTCCCACTCCGAAAAACATTACGTCGATTACCCCCATGTGCGGCAACAACTCCATCAGCTTCTCACTCGGCACGTCAACCTTTTCTGCAAGGCGGTCTATCACCGCGTTCGCTGCATCAGCGCCCATCGCTTACAGCCTCCTTGTTCTCCTGTGTTTCTGCTTCTTTCCTGAACGACCGCAGAAACTCGCGCCGTTCGTTCTTATTCATCGCGCGCCAGCAGTCGTCACAGACGACCACCATCGCGCCGCCGGACGAGAAATAGCGGACGACGCTCTTCTTCGCGCCGCACTTCTGACAAGTAACGCCGCCCTTAAGCATCACGCGGCGAACTCCTTAATAGTCATGCGGCGATATGAATAAGCGCGCACAACCTTCTCGGGGACGAAAACGCTCTTATATGAGACCTTGTACTCGCCGAGCACACCTGTCTCCGCATCGCCCATCGCTGCGGCAATCTTCTGTTTCACTGCGTCGAGCTGTTTCTCTGTATTCTTCTGCGCCTCGCGCGCCGCCTTTATCGAATCGTTTAGCGCCTGATACATCGCAATATCCACGCCAAGCGCAGGGGGAAGCTCTATCTCTTTGCCTGGCGCGCTCTTTGGGTACAGCTCGCGCAGAATGTCCCATGCGCTCTTGCTCCCGTCCCACTGCGGCGGTCTGCCGTCAACGACGCCCCGCCAGAAGTCAGCCTCCGCCGCCGTCAGATTTGCTATAATGTCGTCGTCACGGGGTATCTCGCGCTCGACATAGGTTTGGCCGCCGATTAGAGCCGCGATTACAAATTTCTTCCACCCCGTGACGTTCATGTAATGCTGACACTGCAAGGCGTACCATATAGGCACGTCGCCGTCTTCCCATTTCTTCGCGTTATTCAGAGAGGCAGTCTTAACTTCCAATCCATAGGTCTCGCCGTCGTCCGTATGCACCTCGCGGTCGAGGTTCGCAAACAAGAACTTATGCTCCGGGTGGATGAGGATATGATTGTTTCTCCTCACGCGCACCTCGGGGTGCAGCTCCGCATAGCGGCGCGCGATAGGCTCTTCCAGTACCGTCCCCCAGTAGGCCGCCTCGCTCTGTTCCTCCTCCGGCGGCTCGTCTGAAACTTTCTCGAAGAAAAGCTCGACCGGGCTTTTATACGGGTTCAGCCCCATCACCGCCGCGGCGTCTGAGCCGCCGATCCCCCCTTTTCGCGCGATAAGCCAATCCTCGCGCGACATGCCAAGCGTGCTCACTCTCTCCATGTAATTCACTCCTTCCTATTGCGTTGCTGCGCCCGCCACTCCGCGAGCGACAGCGCCCTCACGCCATCTGATAAACTTGAATAGGTGCCGACGCGCCACAAGTCGATAAACAGCCGCTGCGCAAACGGGACTCGGATTCCGCGCCGCAGCTCGAAGCAAAAAGCGCCGGCGTGCCGCAGAAAGACGACCGAGAAACGCCCCATGCGGCAGTACATACCGTCACTTCGCACTCTCGCGAGCAGGCGCATCGTGCATATCCTTATCAAGAAGCATCTCTTTTAACCGCAACGCAAGCGCCGTTGCTATCTTTTCCATGTCTCCGTCGCCACCTGCACTTTCCGGCGCGTGACGGCAAATTTCGACAAAGCTAGGCAGGAAGAACCCTCTTATCGACGGTACGTCATTAACTAGCGCGATGATAAGTGCCGTCAGCTCATCTCTCGTGGCGCCGGCGGCGCGGCAAATAGTCCGCCCGCCAAAAGCGTCGTCCTTTCCTGCCAACAGCAGAAAATGCGCGCCGCTCTCTTCCAGTTTTTGCTTGCACTCGTTGAATATCTCGCTAAAACGTTCTTCGCTCATCGTTACTCTCCTTCTTCTAGCAGCCGTTTCTTGTAATCCCTTATCCACTGCGCCTGCCAGCGCGGCGACTTGTCGCCGACCCGGACGGGCGCATGGAGCCTGCCTTCATTTGCGAGCCGCAGAACGGCTTTGTTCGGGAACTTATGCGTCGCGCCAAGCCCCAGAAATTCAGCCGCTTGCGCAGCGTTCACAAGTACCTCGCCGTGCGGGAAGAATCCGTCGTCCGGCGCGGCTTCGTTCCCTGCGGCTGCGTGGGCGGGTTCCGGCGTGCTGAAATGCGTGCCGTAAAAGTCGAGCACCTGCGGCAGAATTGCGACCTCGCCGTCCGTCCCCTTGCCGTTTGAGACGCGCGAAATGAAGGTCTTGAGCGAGTCTCGTACAGAAACGTCAGTCATGCCGGACGCGCCTCCTTACATGCCGCCGCCTTTGAGCAGTTCTTTGTCGGGGAGCAGAACGCCGCCCGGCGACCTCCGTTCTTCCATAAGGCGGCTCCTGACCGCAGCGAGCGCCGCATCGCAGACGATGCCGCAAAAACGTTTCGGATCGCCGGAATGCCGGACGGCGCAATCGGCTATCACCGAAGCAAGCAGCGCCGTCATCGTCCCCAGATGAGCGCCGTGCGCAACCCCGCGTATCTGCTTCTCGCCGTTCGGCGCGGCTGTCATGGTGTAATAAACCCCGGAGAGAAAGTCGCCCGCGGCGTCGGTCTCTGCCTCGCTCAGCACCATGTCGGAAATCTCCTGCACGAACTTCGCCGCTGCGCCTTCGCAAACGAGGCTCACCGCTTTGTCTTCGTCTCCGTCCTTGAAAAGAATCACGCGCGCCGTCTCGCGCGCCTCGGCTGCGCCAGCCCCTTGCAT